AAATTAACGGGAGCATCTGTACCGTCTTCGTTTAAGATAAACATTACTTTGTCTTGTCTTTGCAGGATAGCACTATAAGCACTAGAGCTAGAGGTCATTTTAAGACCAGTTTCTGTAGTACCATTTACCCAAAGTCTAACATTACCGTTAGTAGTAGGTCCACCATAAAAATAATAACCTTCATAGCCTGTTTCGTTATTATCAGTGTCAATTTTAAAAAGCATTTGGTCATCAGTAGTAGTTATTTCATTAGTAGAAAAACTAATATCACCTGTGTTTGCGGCCGCATCTGCAAAGCTCAAAACCCCAGAGCCATTAGTGGTTAACACTTGTCCGCTTGAACCGTCTGAGGTGGGTAGATCATAAGCGCTGCTAATTGTAACTGTGTTTTCATCAACTTCTAAAGGCGTGTAATGGCTTGAACCACCGCCATATGTCTGTAATCGAATGTAATCGCCGGCACTATTAGATTTAATATTAAATCCGCCATTGCCTACATATTGAATGTGTCCTTGTATGCCAGTGGCGGTGGCGTTGAAATTGATAATAGGATTACCTGAGTTACCACTACCGTCTCCCAAATTAATAGCTGGATTTCCAGACGCTGGGCCTGTAGTAATATTATCAACATTTAAGATGCTTCCACCAACTTCGATATCGGCAGCTGTTGTGATTTTTCCGTTAACATGAAATCTCTGTACCCCGGATTGGATAGTCATCAGAGAGTTCATCGAACCAGCTCTATAAAATATAACTTGATTTTTAAAGTTAAAATAGGTATCATTAGTAGAGCCTGCGCCGTTACCTATTCTGAAAACAGTACCATCATGATATATCCATTGATCGTTAAATTTAGCCGTTGCCCCACTATCAAATATTAAATCATCTGTAGATTTATCAAAGGTGATATTGTAAGTATCGCCTGTAAGCACTAAATCACTTGCTACGTCAATAATCCCGTCACCACCATCTATCTTAACGCCGTATGTATCGGTTTGTTTGTTAACTGAGTTAGTTGCAGAACCGCCATATAAAGCAAGACCACCATTATTTGTAAGATGAACCTGTGGTCTAGTCGTTTGAATCCCACCACCTAAGATAGCTAGGTCATTATTCGCAGAGTATACATCATTACCTGTTGTATTTAAATCACCACCAAGTGTTGGTGATGAGTCTAAAGATACGTCGGTACCACCAGCAGAACCTGTATAGCCGACATATGAACCACCTAAAAACGAACTAAGATTAGCCATTATTCAAAACCTTTGCATTGATATCTTTAATTGTATTTATCTATTTTACTATACGGGGAGTGTGGGCCACGTAACATTAAAAGGGAAACCTTCTTGTGATGGTATATCTCGTAGTGCCTGGCGATAGGCAGTCATGTCAGATGACATTGTAATATCCGACAAAGCCATCCAGTCAGTTTCCTGCAATAAGCTATCACGTTTAGCTCTTACGTTAGTTTCTGCCGTGGCTTGCTCCATGTTTTGCACTGTGTGAGCTACTTCCCACTCGTTGCCGTACAATGGTTGTCCTACCTCATCCTCCATAACTTCACCTGTATCTGGATGTAAGCAATCTTCCTCAGTCTTCAGACGAATGACTTCTCTTGTAGGTGTGCCTATAACAAGAGTTTGAACAAGCGGATCATAGCTTGGTTTTTCTAGTTCAGTGACCTCAAAGACTGCATACCTACGCAGGATCGTATTAGGGATCTGGCGAGGAAAAGATGTGTCTGGGTTATCACGGCGAAATTGTCTAATCGTGTATGGAAATTGATCGACATTACCGTTTGTAAGTTTTACGTGCATGGTTTCTCCTATGTTTTATAACTCAGTAATAATTATATTATCAAAATTACCCCCGCCAACTATACTTGCGTCTCCATGAATCGCAAAAAATGTATTAGTTGAGCTAACACTTTTGTTTGTTTCTATGGTTGTGCCGTTAATTGACCATGAAGCTTTTGCTTGTGAGTCGATTGTAATTACTACCGAATGCCAAGTGGCTAAACTGTAATGATTTGCAGTTGCCGTAGGGTTTCCCCAACTTGTCCAACTATTAAATTGCCCTATCCCGCTATTAAAATTTGTTCTACCCTCTATTCTCAAATAGCTTCCTGACCCAGATGAGTTTACAGCAAAGGGAAAATTACAAAGATGCGCTCCAGAGTTTATGATATACACATCAAAGGAAATTATTTTTGATACAAAAGATGTACCAAGATCATAGTAAGCATAATTACCCCCAGTAGCCTTAAGACTGGGACTAGGATTGCCTACCGTACTGTCTACTGTGGCACCACTAACCGTCCAGTTGCTTAAGGAACTTCCATCGCTTTGGAAAAGAGATGTATCGCTTCCATCCGCACCCATTTGGAATATTTTTGAAATACTTGACATATTAGTTCTCCGACTCGTTTCCGGATGATGCAGCTAAACTAGTGTTTGTAGATGGAAATGAACGACCGTCACCGTAAATAATACGAACTGCGCCATCACCACCTTCTTTAGCACAATTCCCCCTATTACCTGACCCGCCACCGCCGCCGTAGTTCCCATCTGCCGTTGCCGAACCTGTACTACAACCAGAATCTCCACCATCTCCAGTAGCACCACCTGAACCACCAGTACCACCTGTCGAGTTTCCGCCAGAGCTATAAATGCCTCCTGTGCCAGTTACACCTTCTCCAAATATTCCTACACCGCCTCCGCCTGATCCAATAAAGTTAGTAGGGTAAGCACCTTCACCACCAGCACCTCCGCCACCACCGCCTCCACCTGCTCCACCACTGCCGTTTTGTGTAGTACCTCCACCAGCTCCACCGTTTCCACTATAGCCGGCAGCACCACCGCCACCTGATGCTCCTGAGTTTCCACCGTTGCCACCGTTAGCACCGCCATCGCCTACATATGTTCCACCAACACCATCTCCTGCAAGTTGAACTCCGTCTAACGCATACCCGCCGCCGCCGGCACCACCACCACCTTTTACAGTTGTAGCATCTACGAAATACGAATCGCCTCCGTAAGAATTGGGGTAAGCCGAATGCTCTCCTTTGACTCCAACAACAACGGTATATGATTGCCCCGGTGTGACACTATAGTCGTTAATGTATCCTAGTCCAGCACCACCTCCGGCTGTGTCACCATAACCGCCACCGCCGCCCCCAACGCAAACTACGCTAACTTTAGTAACTCCTGTAGGGCATGTCCAACTATGAGTTCCAGCCGTAGTGTATCGATGACCGCCTGGTGGTATAGGTGCGGGTTCAACATAATCTTTAATATCTGATGCTATATTAGAACCTTGATAAGTTGTACCACCATCGTCTGTGTAGAATGAAAGTATATCTTTTTGACCGATCTCTGGACTACTTGGCGCTACGCCTCCAGAAAACTTCGCTGATGACGGGTATGTGATTGTAGCTGCTGTTGCAGTACCTGATATAGAGTATTGGAAAATAGCATCATTGGATCTACCTGCTACATACATTTTTGTACCGTCAGGTTTTAAATAAAGTCCAAAGGGAAGTGGATCTTGACTCTGTACGCTAAAACTCACACTGTCGTAGGATGCTGTAGAAAGATCGTAAGCGGTACTTAAACTATACTGGTAAACACTGTCAGTATTACTTCCAATAATATACATCTTTGTGCCATCAGATTTTATGGATATTCCATGCGGAAATACATCTTGCGAACTAACACTAAAAGTAGAGCTATGAGAAGCTGTTGATATATCCCAAGCCGCACTTAAATTATATTGATTAGCAGTAGATAAACCAGCACCACAGATATACATCTTAGTCCCATCTGAGCTAAAAAATAAACCCCGACCCGCTGCTTCTTTATTAGAGACATTAAGACTTTGGTTTAAAGAAGAACTCGTAATATCCCACGCAGTGGACATGTTATATTCATAAACTTTATCTTCGCCACGATCTATTGAATACCATTTAAGACCATCGGCTCTAAAGAATAGTGCCTCAGTAATTCCCGGAGGTGAGCCATAATAATATGAAACATTGTTATATGAGGCAGTACTTACGTCAAAGGCAGTGGACAAGTCGTACTCAAATACACTGTCAGCATTTCCACCTGTCATATACATTTTTGTACCATCAGGCTTAAAAAATAAAGCACTGGCTAGAGTTTCTTGACCACTGATATCAAAGCTCTTGCTATCATAGCTTGCATTAGCCAAGTCATAAGTCTCAGCCACATTCGCCCCAGTAATTTCTAAAGCAAAGCCAGCCACAGAGCCAGATGCTGGTGCGTTACCAAATGTAAACGTTGTGTTAGATGTAGGAGTGTACTTGAAGTAATTACCAGTAGAAAGGTCTATGTTCTCAACATACGAGCCTGTAGAGTATTGATAGATGGTGTCATCATTGGTTCCCATTAGATATAATTTTGTACCGTCATCTTTAAATCTAAAACCATAACCATCGGTTGTTTGACCTGACCACGAAAGTTCAGCAGTATCTTTGGTAGATGTTGAAATATCATAAGGTGTAGACATAGAAAACTGAATGATTTTATCTGACTGCCTTGCGGAAATCCACCATTTTGTGCCATCAGAATTAACGTTAATACCAGCATGAACACCATCATATGACAAAACGTTAAAATTTGTACTGTCAAGACTTGCTGTAGATAAATCCCAAGCAGTTCCAAGTGTCCAACTATATATTCTATCCGTGTTAAAGCAACCAACATACAATTTTGTTCCATCCTGAGCGCCGCCAGATGGTATGGAAAATTGGCCTCCAAGAAAACCAGAGGCGGCAGTAGTCAAATCTAAACTTACATTACTATAAGAACCCGTCGAAATATCATAAGGTGTAGTCAAAGAATATTCAAAAATTGCATCTGCATCAGACCCTTGCACATACATCTTTGTTCCATCATTATTAAATAGAATACCTCTAGGGGAGGTCATCTGAGATGATAAACTTAAAGATTTACTTGCATAGCTTGCGGTACTTATATCCCATGCAACTGAACAGTTGTATTGATATGCAGTATCATTAGTCTGCCCAACAATAACAAAAGACGTTCCATCTGGCTTAAAATCTAAATCAAAAGGAACTGTTTCTTGAGTGGCTACTGAAAAACTTTTACTATCATAACTCGCATTAGCAATATCATAGCCAGCCTGTGCTTGAGCTACTGTACCTATACTCATCGTTGAATTAGATTCAAATGCTCCAGAACTATAATCTATTTCTATGCTCATGAAAATGTTCCTCCTATTTCATACCCATACCAAGTTGTTCCACCATTGGTCGTAGAAAAAGATAGCACATCACTATCACCACTAGCTGGGCTTGCAGGCACTTGTCCATCATGCCATTTAACTGAAGAGGGGTAGGTAAATGTTGCGGCGGCTGCTGATCCTGCTGTTGAGTAAACATTAATATCAAAGCTAGTACTGTTCTTTACTGATACTACTTTAGCGCCATCAGAAGTCCACGATAAACTAGCAGAGCTAGTCCCACCAGTATATGTATTCATACTGGTATATGAAGATGGATCAAAAGGAGTAGCTAATACAAGATATATTTTTTCATATCCATACACAGAAGATATAATTAGCTTAGTTCCATCGGCACTATAATTTGAACCATGAACCCAGTAATTAGATCGAGCAGTATAACCAAAAGCTGTTAAATTATACACTGTTGGAGTTCCAACACTTGAAAGATCGTAGGGTGTGCTTAGAGGAACTATTCCAAATCTTGTATCAACATTATTACCACCTAAAGTTAGTAAAGTGCCATTGTTTGCAAAACGAACCGATCTTGAATCGGAAATACCGCCGGTACTGGCAATAGTCGTCCAAGTACTGACATGAGTTTTCGTACTTGATAAATCCCACGCATTAGCTAGAGAAAATTGACTAAGCCTTAAAGTAGAATCATCACACCTTACAATTACTTGTGTACCATCAGGACTAAATGTAAATCCTCTAAAATCAGTTCCGCTTCCACTAACTCCTGTGCCAGTTGTTCCGTTCACAACCAAGCTTCTCACAAGAGTTGCTGTGCTATCTACATCAAAAGGAGTTGCTAGAGAGTAATGCCATATTGTACCATAATAATCCAAAATAAATAAATCTGTACCGTTATCTCGTATAAAAACATCTTCTTCTAAATTTGACGGTCCAGTATTATCAAACTGGTTTGTACTTGAAAAGGTTGTTAGATTAGGTACATCCCATCCAGATGTGACATTTGCGCCTGTCAACTTAAGAGTAAATGAATAACCTGTTCCTGATGCTGGTGGGTTACTAAACGTAAATGTAGTATTTGCGGTAGGTGTATGACTAAACACATTACCAGAAGTTAAATCAAGCGTTGCGTTCCCAGTGATGGCACCAAGAGTTTCTACAAAGGTAGATTCCAAAGTACCATTTGTGTAATCGATCTCAATACTCATGATAAATCAGTTCCTGTCTTTTTACCTTGATATGTTAGGCCACCGTCTGATGTGAAAAACATAAATGAATCAGTTGTGTTCACAGCAGGTAAATCCGGAACTATACCGCCAACCCAATCTATGTTTGTTGGAAACGTAATTGTTGTAGGAACAGGTGTTGAACCTGTAGTATATCCTCGTATATACCCTAGCTGATCAAATATGAACATTTTACTACCATCAGGTTTAAACATAGTACCCCAGTAAACTGATCTTTCTGATAATGTAACACTTACATTATAAGATGCTGTTGAAAGATCATAAGCCGAGCTTAACGTCCACATATGAATATCATTATCGTCTGTCCCAGATACAAATAACTTAGTACCATCATTGCTGAGTGTAACAGTTCTTGCATCTGCAAATTGAGATGATATATCAAGATCAGATGCACTAATATAAGATGCTGTTGATATATCCCAAGGTGTACTTAACGACCACTCTTCTATTTTATCCGGTCCGTAACCACATATAAACATTTTACTGCCATCAGGTTTAAACTCGAAGTCCATAGGAGTTGAAGAATTAACTGCCTTTTCAGTAGGAGTTCCTAATGAAGATATATCCCAAGCTGTAGATAAAGAATATTGTCTAGCTTTAGATTGAGAAAAATCTATCGTATATAATTCAGTGCCATCAGGTTTAAATCTAATACCTAATTCATAATTTCCTGCTAAAGAAGCAGTCTGAACATAAGTTAATGTAGATAGATCCCAAGGCGTACTTAAACTAAACTCACTAATTTCATCTTGATCGGTTTCAGTTAGGAAATACTTAGTCCCATCAGGTTTAAAATAAGATCCTCTGATAGTACCACCTTGGCCTGCGCTGGTGTGCAACGTACTAACACGCTCTTCATCATTATCATAGCTTGCATTAGCAATGTCATAAGATGAACCTATATTAGCACCAGTAATATTTACAGTAAAGAGATATACACCATAACTAGGTGGGTTAGTAAAAGTTATAGCGGCATTCTCTTCGCTTGGTGTAAAATTGAATACAGAACCCGTAGACAAATCTAAGGCACTAGTACTAATAGTGCCAAGCTTATCTACTAGAGGAGTTATTTCAAACCCATTTGTGTAGTCAATTTCAACACTCATTGCTCTACGCCTTAAACTGCAGTAGACCCGTCCATATCAGGTTGAGCCATAACCCACGTATAGCACTTAGATAAAAAATCTTCACCTTCTAGTGCTTCGATATCTGTTAAATTAGCACTATATCTTTTAAAGTCAACTTCCCTAGTTTCATCTGTAGGTGTTGATGTAGCATAAGCTGATAAGTCAATCCCTACTTCAAATTTGTTTTCACTATGATCTGAACGTTGACGATTAATAGATACTGATGCCACTCTATAGTATGCGCCATTAAACGCAATACCAAATTGAGATGCGCCTTCTTCGATGTTATGTTGTATAGCCATTGATTTCTCCTTTAGGCGTAAGTAATTTCAGTTGTTCTTGAGTATATTTATATTAGGAATAAACAACTTCAGACGTGGTGATTGTAGCTACGAAACGAATATTTGTAGCCGCTGCTCCAGTCACCTCGATCTTGAGGCCACCGTTTGTAGTATCTGCGCTAATAGCCATGCCCCATCCATACGTGTTGTCTAAGATAGTCGTTGCACTGTTGACCAGCACTGTTGTCGCTGCCGAACCTTCCCTGCGGATCAAGCCTTCGATCTTCCATGCTGCCGATGCTGTGCCTTGTGAGGCTTGCTGACGGGCTACAATGGTGCCGTGGAAGGCATATGCAGAGTTGTTAGGAAGGACGATTTGGTTTGTTGTGTTAGGAGAGCTTAAACTAGTGTCTGAAACTAATACTTTTGGAGTTGCATCTACTGTTTGGTTGCGAAGTACTTGAATTCCTGCTTGAAGCCCAAATTGATAAGTTGACCCTGCAATTAAATCGCCGCCAGAAATAACCATCTTTCCAGAAAGAATTGCTCTTGAAGCGGGACCAAACGCAAATGAGTTACTAGCGTTAGCATGTGCTGGATACAAATGAGTTGTTGCACCAAATGCGAATGAACCAGTACCGCAAGCAGTTGTCTGGAAGCCAAGCGCCACAGAATATGTACCACATGCCGCAGGCCCGCTACCAATCGCAAGAGAGGCATAACCATTAGCATTTGCATACGAACCCAACGCAACTGACCCAGAACTAGTTGCTTTTGCCTGCTGCCCAATAGCCACCGAGTTAGCCCCAGTAGCACCATAAGAACTGGTGTTGTCAGTAATTACTGCTGCAAAACTATCATTACCACCTGCGTATGATTTGCTTAACGAAATTGATCGTTGGCCGACAGTAGCAGATGCTCCTGCGATTGCCTGGGATCCTAAAGCTGTAGAATAAAAAGAGTTAGTTTTTGTTAGGGGCCCGACAGATGTTGTTTCTATACTATCCGCACATGCACAAAAACCAATTGCCATAGCTTGTGTTCCAGTTTGTGAAATAGCACAATATCCTAGAGAAAGGCTAGAAGATGAGGTAGCTTGAGCGCAAAAACCAATAGCCTGAGCAAATGTCCCTGTAGCCTTTGAAAGAAGACCAATACTCATAGCACAAGCAGTGGTAGTTCCAAATGTATTTGTGCAATTTTTAATACCAATTGCAATACTATCATTACCACCTGCATATGAGCAACCTATTGCAATAGCTGAATACCCATGTGTGCAAGCATTTCTACCAATAGCAACTGCGTCATTCGTATAATTTCTTGCCATATGGCCAACTGCTACACCACCTTGTTGACAGCTTTGAGAATCTTTCCCAATTGTTACTGAATTGCCTCCTACTCCGAATGCACCAGCACCAATAGCCACGGCAGAAGAACCCCCGGCCTTGGCCAGTTTTCCTATCGAAATGGCCGAACCACTAGTAGAACCGTAACTTGATGTATTGTTGTCTATTGCTATTGCAACACTGTTCATCCCAGATGCGTGAGAATTACCTAACGCAATTGCATCTGTTGCACAAGCTTGTGCAGAGTTACCACCAATAGCAACCGAGTCGCTTCCGCAGGCAGTAGAAAGATAGCCTAATGAAATCGCCCCCGTGGCACATGCAGTAGCCTGCCCGCTAATAGCAATACTTCCCCATCCAGTAGCATTTGCTCTGTTAGCATTCGCTGTAGAATGTACATCAATATCCCAGTTAGTACTATGAGTATCAAATATAAAATTATTTGAGGCTTCAGGGTCTACAAATAAAATACCCCCTTGTCTAGACCTCATAGTCCAGTCAGTATTTCCGTTAACTCGTCCACTATGTAAACTATATTGCGGATCAATAGTTAGATCCCCAACTTGACCATAAGATGGTTGGAAACTATTACCTTTTGTATAAATTCTAATAAACCAGTCATCATCTAAAGTAGAGTCTTCTGGTAAAGTAAGTGTTAAATTATCAGTATCGACAATAAACACTTTACCTTTGTCTGCGTTAGTTACTGACCAACTCGACGTTTTAACTTCAGGCGCATCAAAAGCTGATCCACCACCGCCTACCGCACCACCGTCTACTAATAAACCTGTACCATCAGAGCTTAGAGTTATTCCTCCGCCAGAGCCTGTATGATCAAATTCGATTTTTCCCATATTAAACTCCTATCTCTGTTGTGTCGATGTTAGCTATCCACCTGATCGTAGTAGATGCCTCTCCTGTAACATTAATTCTAGCTGCGCCATTAGTTGTGTCTGGTACAATATCAATATCCCAAGAAGTAGCATTAGCAGTGCAATATAATTTATTCTTAATAAACAAATCAACAGTTGTAGTAGCTACTCCATTGTCTCTGGATGCAACCCCTTTAATTTCCCAAACTGCATATTCTTGATTTGTCGTGCTTGCTTCTCTAGCTATTATTTGCCCTTGTAAACCCCAAGTCATGTGATCATCACCAAGTTTGATTTGGTTGTTACTTCCAACATTACTACTGTTAGTTTTCATTCCAGCTTCAGTAGCATCAGTTGTTTGTAAATATAAAACAAACTTACCCGCTTGTGCTTTACCTAATCCTGGAGCTGAAACAAGACCATACATCCATCTGTTTTGTACATTATGATCATGAGCATTACCTCCACCAATTGCTGCTGAGTAAGCTTCTCGAACATCACTACTCCAGGTACCAATAGCAACAGCATTATCATGAGCGCATGAACCTTGACCACCTATTGCAACACTTCTATTGCCTGCAGTATTACCCCATCCTATTGATATAGAGTATGAACTAGTAGCCTTAGCCTGATATCCAATCGCAATACTATTACTACCCGTGGCTCCATAACTTGATGTGTTGTTGTTTATATTTGTTGCGATACTATGACTACCAGAAGCGTAGGATTTGCCAATCGCAGTGGCATCGCCACCTGATGATCTGGAACATCTACCTGCAGCCGTTCCACCTTCTCCACCTGAAACACAAGCACAATACCCCAATGCAAGGGAATAGCTGTTTCCAATTCTAGCAGAAGTTCCTATCGCCACACCATCACGCTGATTTGCTTGTGCGCCAGAACCAATAGCCGTCGAATTTGCGCCAGTAGCCTCAGGTGCATTTTGAGCATTACCAGCAAAAACACTTGAGGTAACTATGTCGTTATCGTTAACTGTAATTTTTGGAGACACCAAACTCACATATTGATAAACGGAACTATAGTTACTATCACCTACATATAAAATACTTCCATCAGGTTTAAAAGCTAAAGCTCGAGGAGTAGGGTTATTACTAGTAGTGAGCATACCAATATTATCATTAGAAGCAGTTGAAACGTCCCAAGGTGTAGATAAAGTATGCTGCATAACTTCATCTGATGAAGTTCCAACGGTATACATATTTGTACCATTTTCGCTGAACGTGACACCCGAAGTACCATTTTGTCCCGCATGGGCACTTTTGTTAGCGTAGGAAGCAGTTGATGCGTCCCAAGCACTAGTTAAAGTATATTGATAAACATAATTACTGCTTGTTACATAAGCAGTTAAACCATCAGATTTAAAATAAAGTCCGCCCGGGCCTCCAAGGTTCATTTGTGTGGAAACATCAAAAGACTTGCTTGCGTAACTTGCTGTGGATAAATCGTATGGGGTACTCATGTTATATTGGAAAACTTCGTTTTCAGACGCACCTATAACATAAATTTTACTACCATCTGAACTAACAAAAATATCTCTATTACTTGTTGTTTGTGTACTAGCATCTAAGTCATTACCAGTATCAGAACCCGTGTTAATCTCCCAAGGTGTTGAAAGTGTCCCCTGATGTATATAACCTGAAGGACTACTACCACTTACATATAAAGTAGTACCTGTATCTGGTCTAATATGAAAACCATAAACATAGCCTCCGGTTGCGCCTGCATCTCCGGATTTATTATCGTAATAGGCTCCCGTTAAATTATACGGGGTTGGTTTTGTCGAAATACCTGTAGAGCCGTCAAATACAAGATTTGTGTCTTCTGATGAAAGTGTTACACCAGAGCCAGAGCCTGTGTTATCAATATTAATAGAACCCATTAGTTATTACTCCTATGCATACGTCACCTCACTGGTCTGAATATTAGCAACCCAACGGATGTTATGAGAGGCTTCTCCTGTACAGGTAATTGTTAATGCGTTGTTCGTGTTGTCGGCCGAGAGAACTACAGTCCAACCATTACCGTCAGCAAATGTCTGTATGTTACTACTCACTAGAGTAGTTGTGCCGCCGTCATTCTTCAGCAAGCCTTTAATTTCCCAACCACCTTGATCCTGTGCGCCGTTTTGCATTGCTACTAGTGTACCTGAGAACATGATGCAAGTGTCAGAGGCTGCTACGATTTGGTTGTTAGTTGATGGTGATAGATTGTTGCTTGTCAAAACAGTTGCGGTTGCATCTGTAGTGTCTGCGACTAAAACAAATGAGCCGCCTTGAGCATCACCTTTTGTACCAAAGAAAATACCAGAAAATGCCATTTTTCCTTGCTGCTCTGTCTTCCCCCGAAGAATAGCTGCCGAATAACCATGCTGTGCATTAGCATCAGTACCTATAGCCAAAGCTGACCCAACGGCTGTCGTTAAATAACCAACGGCTGTTGCACTTGTACCCGTAGCAGTACTGGTTTTACCGATTGCAACTGATCTTACGCCTGATGCAGTACCGTTTATGGCTATGGCATTTGTTTGTGAAGCCTTTGCTTGCTGGCCTATAGCAATACTATTAGCACCCTGTGCGCCGTAGGTTGAGGAGTTATTGCCAATTGCGGCTGCGAAACTTGTATTGCCTGATGCAGAACTTTTTCCTAGAGCGACTGCATATGTGCTGGTCGCCTGTGCTTGAAATCCAAATGCTGCGCTATCGGTTGCGCTTGCATAAGCACTTGATGCGATAGCCACGGATCTATAACCAGCCGCATTTCCCGCCGCAGCGGCAAAAGCCCCATTACCTCCAGCAGAAGCATAATGTCCAATTGCAATTGAATTGGTATTGGTGGCTGATGAATTTAGGCCGATGCTTACGGCATCATTACCACTAGCGACTGGTTTTGTGCCAGTAGTATAATTTTCAGCGTAAAGATCAGAACCAGAACCTAGACTTGCTGCACTAGCATTTGGAAACACTTGCCATGTACTACCGTCATAGACAAATTCAACTTTTACATGTTGAATATCTAAAACAAAGTCTGCGGCGTCTCCTTCGATAGTAGAACCGTTTCTTCCAACAGTCAAGTTATTACTTGAGAAGTCATCTCCATCAGCGATTTGTATCGAATCTCCTGAGCTAGGAGATGCTGGTAGATTAATAGTAAATGCACCGCCATTTGTATCCGCAATAATAGCATCTAAGTGAACAGCAGTGTATGTAGCTGTCTTGGATAACCAACCGAACGTACCCTTCGATCCAGTATAACCAATATTACCTTGATCGCCTTTATCACCCGTTCTTGCGAATGTAATAATAAGGTCTTCATTATTAGAGAAACTTGAAGCAGAGCCACTTACGTATGAACAGTTAACTATAAAATAGCCAGTGCTTTCTGCTATTGATGTAATCGTAAACAATGAAAAATCGTCTGCATTTAAACGATTACTTATTCGGAAGTGACCTTTAATAGTACTTGTACTATCATCAATAGTTCTTAAGAATGATTGAATATCTGTACTATTAATATCAGTATCGTCAATGTACATTGCTGTTACAGAAGAGTTAGTACCAACGTTTAATCTTAGTTTACCAGCTCCAGGGTCTGAGTTTGCAGTTGTTGTACCGTCAAAAGTATAATTAAATGTTGCACCACCAAAGTTACCATCAGCGCCATCTGCGCCTGCAGGCCCAACATCAGAAATGTTTATCTGACCATTCATAGAAGCATGGAATTGGCAATAGTAATATAGTGTATTTGGTGCGTTATATGGAACGTTGTATACTATTTGACCACTATCAGTACCGTTATTTGTTACGCCGTCACCTGAGCCTAGTGAGTTAGAAGAGTTATAGCCACCAGAAGCACTTTGAATATGAAATGGATGACCCGGAGCGTTTACATCAAATATGTATGTAAAGCCTCTAAGTAATTCTAATGTGGGGTTGTTTGATCCGTCAATGGTATATGCGCCTACACCACTATTAGTGACAGAGTATGTTCTAGCTCCGGCTTCACCTTTACTACCAGTATATCCTATCGGCCCTTGGTTCCCTTGGACACCTTGAATACCCTGGATGCCTTGGATACCTTGAATACCTTGGTCACCCTTTGAGGCCATCAAATCCCAATATGTAGTCCAAGAACCACCTACACCTGGCTCTGTTCCACTACTTGAGTTATGACCATTAGTTGAGATATAAGTGTTACCATTATTCTCAACCGCAGATAGTTCTCCAGTTAGACCATAACCTTGACCAGTAGCCCAAGCACCTCTCCAAGTGATAGGTTCACCTTCGTCACCCCTAGAACCAGTGTAACCAATAGAAAGTGCTAATCCTGATTGTGCAATCCATTTAACACCATCCCAAGTCCAGACCGTAGTGCCGTCTGTGTGCGTATCGCTTATACTTGGGTTTGATGGAAAGTCTAGAGCAGCCATCGCTTATCCTTTTAAAATATTATTTACTTTTATTTATAAAGTCAAATCATAACTAGGTTCTAGACCAGACTAAAGTGCTTCCCACATAGACTTCTTGTACTTGAGTACTAGCATAGTAGATATCACTAATTTCAGTGGCTGCATAGAATATATTTCTAGTAGCAGTACCTCCACCGCCACCTGGATCACCACCGCCGCCGCCACCGCCTGTAGGGAGAGCAACTCCTGAGAATCCAGTAGCAGTTATTGTTAAACCGCTGCCAAATCCAGTTGCTGATATGGTTAGATTTGCTGACATTACGTGATCAACTCAACAGCTATTTCGTGAACCCAAACTTTTTTAGTTGGACTATCACTATTTTCAAATGAGATTATAGCATTCATATGTCCAGGTCTAGTTGCATCAGTTTGCGGTAAGTTAGCATTTGGAATAGTAGTTTCGTAAGTAACTCTAGAGACAGAAGAACTAACATTTACAAGTTGTAATGTTGTTCTTGCGCCGAGATTGTTAACATACTGCAAATCAATTCTAAATGTTTTATCCCAATTAGCACTAGTTTCAAAATCTGCTTTAAATTTCAAGCTTTCTGTTGTGTACGCTGGTACAGGAACTTCGATGTTCTTTTTGTAATCATCATTTAAATTACCTGAAGCGTTTGATTGAAAGCACAAGGCATTACTATTAGCTGAGTCATTATAATACAAAACAGGGTAATGAAAGCTGTTGTTTCTATTATAAGACAAGCAAGCACCTATAGTTCTACCGTCGAAGTCATTCGATGAAAAGTGAATATTAGTATCAGCATTATAACTACCTGTATACGAATACAAATACTTATCTGTTTTTACTTGAAACGATGGGTTAAGAGTTCTGTAATCAGTATTATCAGTTTGCAAAACACCTAGTGCCATATTTTCTTGGAATGAATAATGTGGTGTAGATGATCGTCCGTCGTGAAAAATACCAACAGCATCGTACCAATTAGTTGGGTTAGTTGGAATATTTTGTGTATAAGCATCACTGTTATCCGCTACCTGCGACTTGAATGTAGGACCTGTACTACTACTATTATATGCATTATCTAAGAAAGTACTCGTAGTGTAGTTGTGAAATGGTGTGTTGAGATTAAACGTATACCCAGTGTCACGGCTAAAAATCCCACCACCATTATTATAAGTGTAAATAATTGATCCTGGAATATTTTCAAAAGTAACAGTGCTGGCATTACTTGAGGTGTTACTAAATGATGCGCCACTGGAACCAGAATATGTCATGTAATTACCAAACTTAAACGTTCTACTACCACTGCTGCCATAAAAATTTAGATAACCAGCTTGATACCCAAATATATTATTTAACCGTGTTTCAACATCAACACCATATCGCCCATATAAATACAATGCATAATAAGCATATGTATAGTTTATTTCTAAATTATTACATGAGTCTGCATTATAAGTACCAGCGCTACTATAGTAATTACTGTTGTATATGTATGTTGGGTACCCATAATCGCTTTTCAATAACCCACCAATTTTTTGTGTTACCGAGTTTCCTTTATTGTTGCCATGAGCAGAGTTTACATAATAGTAAAAACGGGCGACGGTGCTATTATCATCAAAACATAAGAAATATGTTTTTGGTATATCATAAAGAGTATCGGAGCTTGTATTATTACCATTTTGATTAAAATATATATAAGGATTAAAATTTGAAAAATTTGAATAGAACGGCAGTAATGTATATCCGTTTCTTTGTGTCTCTGAGGTCCAACCATCAGTAACAGTAATATCTACATTTGATTGAACACAAAAATACGTTTGAATGCCGCTTGTATAAAACGTAGATGTATCAATATAGTATTGAGGATCAATAAAATATATTGTAGCGTTAGCTGCACCAGAGTTTGGGTATGCATCCTGAAACCAAGATGTGCCGTGACCAGTAAACCCACTCCCAGAATAAGTTTGAATATATGAGCTATTCTTAGTGTATTGGCCACCAAAAAAATATAATGGTTTATCGCCTGATGAGTCTGCTATTGCAAGTTGATCTGTATAAGTAGGGTCAAAACAAAACATCCAACCGTTTTTTCCGTTTGCTGTTGTCCACTGGCTACCACTGTTACCATCCAAGTAACTGTTCATAGTTGTTCCGGAGCTGTTTGTTGTTCCAACCCTATAGTAGTTATTTGCGTAATAATTGCTACCTGCATCTACTAAAAACGAAGAACGGGGAAGACCTTTTAATCTAATCTCATCTCCGTCAGATAATGTAGTACTATTTGGAAAATTACCTGTACTTACGCCAGTTGTTAGAACGTCTGTAAATGACCAAGGAGCTGAATAAGTTCCTGTCTTACTAGACGTATCAGAAGTACCATGAATACCACCAGAATAAGATTCTATATATGGGTCTACCCAATAAATTGCCATTATTATTCTCCAGTATTACTATTAGCTAATTCCCACTCGACCATTTTTTCAATCGCCATATCATCTAGTTCACTATATGCTACTGCTAATGTATCGGATACGATAATCTGCTTAGTTACTCTATCTTCGCATTCAGTAGTTTCGTCAACAATAGTGCCATCAAACTCTAATGCTAGTTTACCATTCTTTGGGGTGTATCTATAAGATTCTCTAATTGCGGTTGCGATAATCATCTTTTTCTATCCTATTAAGTAATGAAGTAAATTGTAGAAGCTACAGGTGATCCAGGGAGTGATGACACAACTTCAATGTCGTAGTCTGTAATTCCTGCGGTATCTTGAAACGTAAATGCACCTGCGCCGTTTGTTGTAAGAACTTGACCAGTAGTACCGTCTGCAATGCCTAAGTCAGATAAATCATCAGGAATTATATTAGTATTATCTGTTAAGTCAGAAAGGTCTGTTGGTATGTTACTTGATGCAGTGTAAGATATCACACCAGTTACATTGTTGTATGATAAGTCTCCCGCAACACTAATAGCTAGTCTTGCTTTAGCATCTGTGAAAAATTTCACTGTAGCAGTTTCCTGAAGTCTATCAATGTCAATTGGTGTGACTTTTACCCATTTATCTCCAACCCACTTATATGTATCGTCACCTGAAACGACTTCTTGGTTAAGAGTGGGGCTGTTTGGTAATGCTATAGCCATATCTATTCCTCTTTATTGTCTAATAAACATTCTATCTTCTGTTATTTATATAGATTGTTACTTTGATTTTAAACTGTAAATGCATACTTGCCAATATGTTCGCACTTAATACTTGTATCCGCCCAAACACTAAACTTTAAATTCTTAGCCTTTTTACAAAAGTAAACGTCTTCTGATATAGTATTGCTGTGATCTATTGCAGACTTATACACAAAATGCGGGTACTCCATTTTATTTAGAACATTACCCTTGATAAGACAACAACCCATACCACATGCATCTACCTCAATTAAACCTTGATTTCGTATCATGTTATGCGGTATGTTAGTCACACCACCTCTATCGTTATACATGTAGATTTCAAGCGTATGTGTATTAGGTATACGCTGAATGTAAAGACCAGAAATAATATCTTTATCATGACGAATCATCTTGACAAGAGTATCGTTTGGTAGTATAATGTCACTATCGACACAGAATAAGTAATCATAATTCTTTCCCCAAGAGGCAATAAGATTACGTATCTGATCTATTTGATATCCGTAAAAGAACTGAAACTCTGTACGATAACCATCTGGTATAATCAAGTCATAGATAGATTTAAACGTCTCTGGTTCAACGTACTTGTTAGTAGGTATTGCAATCAAAATAGTTTTCATGTTAAAGCACTCCTAGCATTACGAGTTTGTTCTTCACTGTTCACTTTGTAATCGTTTAGTGGATTTTCATCATTATAGTTATATATGATATCCTTCACAACGTATATTTTACTAGGATCAATCTTTTCGATAAGTTCATAGAAGAATGGTGTATCACCACCTGACATCATCCAGTTACCATCTTTATCTTTTAGGGCATCGTAGTTAATCTTATCATTGTGAAATACTGAGCCTAAGAAAGTTCTTAGGTGCGAGTAAGGAATATTCCAATTAAATAATTCTTTTCTATATGCTTTGTTTTGTTTTGTCTCACTTGAGTAATCTTGTGCAATGTGTGGAATATTATCTGCTTGACTCCAACATGAGCCATATGTAAATTCATAACCACGAAAGTAAATGTCATTGTATAGATGAAAGATTGTATTGTTATTCACTAACCAATCATCACCATCAAGTAGTATTATAATATCATCTTCTTTCGTCCACACTTCTATTGCTTCAATCTGGTTTCGAATGCAACCCTTTCTTTCTGTATTAGTAATAACGACTGTATTCTTTTCATTAATTTCAATTGGATCATCTGAGGCATCGTCAATCAAAACATGTAGATAGTTATCATAGTCTTGTTGTTGCACTGACTCTATACATTTATGTATATAATCTCCGGCATTTCTAAATGGAGATATGATAACAATTCTCCTTTGAGGGCCAAAGCTTCTATACAATTTAGTTGTTTCTTTATTAAGTATTCTTCTACCAAATACTCTAGTAACGTCTTCATTGATACGAGTTACTTTGCGATATTCTTCAACAGACAAAGGCTTCTTCATTACATTATAAAGATGTTGTTTCCATTGAAGTGCGACTGTATCCCAACCAACAATATCTCTAATTTGATCGCAAGCATATTGCTTTTGTTGGTGTAGATATGGGTCATTATATGCTTTAATAAATGTTTGTACGAATGCTTCTATCTGGGTTTCTTCGTTGATATGTGGGAAAAGAACATTTGGCTTTATGGGGTAATTAGTTTTGTAGCAAGCTAAATCTAATGCAGTCTCTTCTAATGCACCAAAGTTTGATGTGACAAGAGGTGTTCTGTATAGTAAGCTTTCTATTGTAGATATGCCAGATGTTTCTGGAAACTCTGGTGGGTATATCATCATATAAGACTTTGCTAAAATCTCTGCTACTTCTTTTTGAGTAACTATGCCTGTGAAATTTACGTCTAACTTTTTTAAGTTATCGTCTTTCATCAAATCTCTAACAGTCTTCTCTTGTTCATCTGGCGCAGCGCTATCTCTAAACTTATAGAAGCCACCAACACAAGTAAGTTTTGCATTGGGTAGTTGTTCTTTAATTCTAGGCCAAACCTTAGTGACAAGAGGGATAAGACCTTTTGTTGCAGATGAATTGTAGACAAATAAGTTCTTATCTTTTTTTCTTACATCTACTTCATCTATCCAACGAACAGCGCCGTTTCGTGTTTGCCAAAACTTATCCTTAATAACTTCAAACATTCTAGGATTACCATGTCGATTATTAGAGACGTAGTTCGTATGAAAATCCGATAGAGTGTACACTTCATGTAAGAAGCCATCTAGCAAAGCACCTTCGATAAATTCATCACCATGAGCAAACGTATCATGCATCCATAAAACACGATGAGGAATACCCATCACTAAATTAACATAACGATGAGTTGAAAGTAATGGATGTACTGAACGTGATAGCACTACCACATCAAACTTCATATTTTTTACTACATTACTTTGCGAATGGTCTACGTATAAAACATCATCATATCTACCAGGAGAACAATCACTATCAATGCAACTATTTAATACAGTTACTTCAAAACCTATTTTTACAAGTTCTTTTGATAGTAATATTACAGCAGCTTCGGACCCACCAATTCCTCTTTTGTTAAGAGTGTTTCCATCGTAAGCTAATCCTAATCCATCAATAAGGAGTATTTTCATCTAGTGACGCCCGTAGTTTTGTTGTGTTAGCACGTGTAAACATTTGATAATGCTCTTTGATATTATCAGGCATAGGAATGTATTCTATACTTGCTTCATACTTATCTGCAATCTCTTTTGCGACTTCATAAAAAGACTTTGTAATTCCTGTACCAAAATTCCATATGCCTCGCTCATCTATATCGATAAATCTAGAGTGCAATTGAACAATATCATTTACATGAATAAAGTCTCGTTTAAATTCTTTGCTACCTTCAAAAAGTTTAATTACACCATTCTCTTTTGCTTGCTTTTCAAATTGAGTGTATGGGCTTGCTTGATTTCCCTTGTGTTCTTCATGAGGACCATATACATTAAAGTAACGAAATGCTTGCCATTTAATAGGTGCATCACGTGTGTTCATGTACTCTTCAAATAGATACTTACTTCTAGCATAATGATTCACTGGGTTTGGTTTAGAAGATTCTGAGAAAGAAGAACTTAACCCATAGACACTAGCAGATGAAGCAAATTGAAAATCAACACCATGCTTAATACAATCTTCGAATAGTTCAATACTAGAAACTAAGTTTTGATTTAGAACACTATCAACTGTAGCTGTTGTTGAACTAATAGCACCGAGATGAATTACCAAATCTTGATTTTTTACATTAGGATGTAACCAAGACCAATCATAAGTACTTACCTCATGATGATTCTGTAAGTGTTTTATTATATTCTGACCGATGAATCCTTTACTACCAGTAACTAGAATTTTCATTTTTGGCTATCTCCTGTTTCAATTCTATAGTTATCTTCTACTGAATCTGGTGAAGAAACTTCTATGATAACACCATTATCATTCACACAAGTAAGTTTGTGTGGTAACATTGGCGGTATCTCTTTAGTTGTTCCTGCCGTAAGAACTTCTATGTGACGTATAGCGTTTTGAGTGTCTATGGTTTCTAATGTAAATGTACCTTCTAATACATGCCAAGTCTCATGCTTTTCTTTATGAAAATGCATTGAAAAGCTTTTACCTTGATTAAATCTTAGTAACTTACCACAATACTTATCGTTAGTAGCGAATATAAGTTCGCTTCCCCATCCCTTTTCCACTTCACCTTCAAGTCTCATTTTGTATCTCCTCTAGTGTAGGTGCATAGACTCCTGAATGTTTAACAGTAATAGCAGATGCTTTCATAGCAAAGTTGATTGCACTTTCCATATTTTTTGTGTGTAGATAATCAAATGCCAGTGCTGCCAGAAACGTATCACCAGCTCCGCATACATCATACGTATCTACTTTAGGTGGGTAAAACTCTTTATCTCCCCATACTACTTTTTTTGAGCCGTATGTGACAATCAATGATTGAGGATCTGGTGGGAGATAGTTTGTGTTTTCATACTCAAGTTGGTTGATCTTGATAAAGATATCTTTGAATGCACCCAAGTTTCTTTTCTTTGTATCTAAGAATATAGGTCCATCATAAAGGTGTCGTATAGAAAGAATAGTTTTATCGGACACAAATCCTTTATCATAATCAGATATGACTATTAGATCATATTCTGAGTATATGACCTCGGCATCATATTCAATTTTAAATATTCTACCATCAGGAGTGTCTTCGTCATTTAGCTTTTCGTCAACACGTAAAAGTTGTTGACCAGTTTTAATATCAACAAATCTTCTTTTATTCTCTACGAATTGTGTTTTTATGTAAACGTCTGCACCCAGGGCTTGTAGATTTTGATAGACGTTTGATGCCATTCCATATTTCTTAACGACTTTTTCAAGGTCTAGAATTGGAATTGGTCCTTCTGGTGATATACGATTAACCTTACCATAATGATAGTAATCGTAGCAACTATCGCCTATTAATAAAATCTTCAATGGTTTTTGTAGTTGACTCATCGTTTACTCTTTCGTAGAAATTCACTTCACTGCAAAACTCTTCGCCTATAACTCTCTTGCCTCGCCAGTCAGAACCCTTCACCATAATATGCGGTGAGTACGCTCTTATAGTATCAATCAACTCTTGGTCTGTACCAAATATTTTCACTTCATCAACAAATCGAAATGATTCCATAATTGACTTACGAGTAAGCAAGTTATTTACTGGCCTATCATTGCCTTTATTATAGCGTATTCTTTCGTCAGTGTCAATGGCTACAACCAAATAATCACCAAGACTTGCCGCATATTTTAGCAAGTCAAGGTGACCAAGATGTATTAAGTCGAATGCTCCGTTAACGAATATTCTTTTTGACGATTCTAACAATGTCATCTATCTGGTTCTCACTAAAGTTCATAACTTCATCATTCAAACGATCTGCCATTTGACCATCTAGCCCTCCAATACGTATTGGACTATATTTCGCATGTGCATTTTTATTTCGATAGAATTTAAAGTGATCTGGGTACGACACATTATCTTCAAATGTCGACCCCATAATTACAAGGCCATCTTTATCAAATGCTCTAGCAATGTGTTGACCTAGACTATCAATCCCTAAAAAATAATCAGCTTCGTTAATAATACCCATCCAAGAACGCATATCTAAGTTCTGTGGTACAAGAGTATTCTTATCGTCTTGATGAATAAGTTGACTAGGACCCATAAACAAAACACCCCAAGTCTTTGGAAGCTTCTTTACAATTTTTAGATATGTGTCTGGACTTAAGCTACGTTGAGTATCATCCGAAAATACGCCTTCTTCATTAACGTTAGCAGTAGCACCGAAGGGTTGTAGGACAACAACCTTATTACGTTTAAACTCTTTGCGAAGATTATCTAAGTAAGCTTTTGCAGAGTTCTTTTCGTTTGAATGTAAATATAGATTAGGCTTAGTTAAATCACTATGATCATTAGTACTATTGATTTCTTCATCAAATGCTTCAATCAAAGATTTTTGTTGATTGTAGTATGTCCAACGATGATAGGGTTCTGGCTGATATAGATTACTATTCTTAATCACAAGATCAAAGATACCTTTTTGATCGGCATCAAATGTTCTTTCTTGTAGAATAGGATGATTCCAATATAGGCTAGCCCATCCATAGATAAGTACTTTGAAATCATCTTGTGGATTTAATCTAGCATACTTTTCAAGTGCAGGAATTGCTGTTACAATTCTACCTGCTCCACCACTCAAAAGAAATACAGTGTTTCTTTCGCCATCATATCTATGTGTCATTATAACCTCTTCAATTCATAATCAATTTAATTTTATTAATCGCTTGCTAAATCATCCAAACTAAAATCATCCACAGAAGACTCAGTATCTGCACTAACATTGTTAAACGCTTCGTAGTGAGTATCAAAAATAGAATCACTAATGATATTAGGCATTTCAGAAACCAGTTGTGCTTTAGTATAACCTGCAGGCACTTTACTAGGCTCTGCAATTTCCCAAGAATGAGTGTACGTGTTAGCCCAAGCTGGATTGTCTCCTTCACCAGCATGAGCGTATTCTACAGCGATATCCCATTGGGTTACGAATCCATCTGATTCTCTCACCGTTGGTGTCGCTTTAGTCAATGTTAAAGTGTGATCATACGTAGCCATGTATTTCTCCTATTTGTATTTTTAACTATATCATAGTTTTTTATTTATGTCAACCCTTAAGCCTGTGATTCAGTCCAAGTAATACGACCAGCCATAACAAGAGGTGATGCGGAGTTAACTTGAGACGTATCGATAGGTACCGCAGCAATTGTTAACAAGTCAGGACCGTTCGGGAAAACCCCATCGCCACCTAGAATAGAGTTTCCTAAGTCGGTGATCTGAGATAGATCAAACTCTGACGTAACTGGCAATCTCTTACCTTGTGCATCTTCGTTACCACCAGAAGCACGGAATGAGAAGATTTCCGAGCCACCAATCACACGATCACCAGCATTGTGTTTTAATAGTTCTGACAATGATGGTGAACCCACAATTGAGTATGTAACATTATCAACCGAGCCGTTTAGAATTAGAGCAACGTTACAGTCATGTGATAGTGTGATACCAAGAGACTTCAATTGCAATTGCATTCTATTGATAATCTCTCTAGCACCTACTGCACCTGACAAGTTGTTGTCAACAGAAGGGGCAAGTCGAATACTAATCAATGGTACTGGATTTGTCAAGTCAACATCTGAACCACCGCCAGCAGGCGCACCAATGTTAACTTCTGTACCACTACCCACATTTGGATAAACCGCAGGTGGATTACGATACGAAGATGTTTGCATGAAAATAAAGACATAAATGTTACTACCAGAATACTGTGTAAATGTAACTTGTTCACCATTTAATTCTTCGTCTGCAGTATACAATGGAGTGTTAGTAGAGAAAGCTGACCCAGCTGATGATGGGAATCGTAATCTAACGTACCAATCATATTGTCTCAATCCATAGTTATAATATCTAACCAAAGTCGAGGTGGCATTAGTATTTGCTGCTGTTGTGTCACCGTTAGTAAATGTTAGTGAGTTAGATGCCGCTGTAAATAGATACGCTTTATCGTCATCAAACTTACCGTCCATGATGATAGATGTACCCCAGTGGAATAGACCCGGAACAAATGTCGGTGTACCGTTATTGAAAATCTCATATCTACCTGGAATGTTACCAGAACGCATATATGCTTCTTCAAGAACGTTGTTGTGAATGAACTCATGGACATATTTTACATGACCATATGTGTCTTTAAATCCGAAACGAATTTTACCAGCACCGTACCATGAGTAGTCGATATATGCCATCTGAATTTTAGTAGTATCAAGAATAAATCCTGATGGACCTGTTCCGTCACAAATGTCAACGTTCCATTCAGATTGTGGTATTCTAGCATCTTCAGTCTTTGTTACAATGATCTTAGATGTAGTAATACCTTTGTATGAAGGTTGAATATGAAGTTCAGTATCACTTACCACTTTAGTAATTTTATAGCTAACGCCACGAATTACCACATGGTCTTCTTGTGCTAATTGGCCAACAAATGATGTGTTATTACCAAATATCTTATTTGAGCCAAATTGGGCATTAACAGATCCTGGCAACTGGGTAACAGATGAACGTCTTACAGTGTATAATTCATGACCATCAAACTCGAAGAACATTCCGTTTTGATAATCAAATAGACCTGCTCTAACTAAGCTATTTGCCCATGCAGTTATATTATATCTAATAATACCATTAGGCACTTCTGACAATGGAGTTGAAGGTAACGTGTATGAGAATGTGAAGTCTGTTTTTGAATTAACGACAAACGTACCATTAAAGACATCATCATCACAACCTTTAATCGTTACTGAGTTGCCCACAATAATTCCGTGAGGGTATTCGGTATGCACAGTCGCAGTTGTCCCAGACGACTCAATTCTAAGAGCAGTTCTAGACGGATTAAAGTTAATCGCAAGAGAAACTTGAATGCCTTTACCAGACTGATAACGGAAGTACTTACGAGTTTGACGAACAATAGAACTATTCGGTGAAGTACCAGCGTTAATTTCAACACCACCGTCAAACGGTCTATGTAGGAATGAACCATCTGGTCTTACGTTAATTTGTGTTTCTACAAAGTAGCTAGTTTCTGTTTCAGTAATTCTGGCAGGAGACACTAGTGATAGTTCTGTATCATCAATAACTGTAGCAACAACATCTTCATAGTAAAGTGTTGGAGTATTACTTGTATCTGCAAATCTAATAGTATCGCCTGGTTTAAAGTATCTCTTAAATAGTGTATCTACACCCAAGATTTTGTTTGAGCCTTCAGTAATATCTACAAGACCATCGCCTGGACTAATACCAGATATTGCGCCAGATGTGAGAGTGTACGTATTTGGTGCAACATTGTTTGCATTAGCAGCAATTGTCAATGGACTATTTGTAATTGCGGCTTCGTAAGTTTCAGCCAGTAAAAGATAATCTGGTCCAACTGGTATTGCAAAATACTCAGTATCTTCATTCAGACCATCAATAATACTATCGTCGCTTGTAGAAGCAAATGTAACTTTTTGGCCTAATTGAAATCTATGCTCAGTGGCACTAATATGATCAACACCTTCAAACACTACAAGGGAAGCATCTGTAAAATTTACTACTCTTTTTGGAACTTCATTGCCTAAAGAAAAGTCCATTTCAGTGTCTGTTGATTGTGTAACATCATAATAACCATCTGCACCACCGATACTTTCTGCTGTTTTAAGAGTAAATGGTCCGTTACCAGTGCCTGTGAAATCATAAGTTACGCCTGCTGCGTTAGCTAAAGATATTCTTTGCCCATTCACAACTTTTGCGAAAACAGTTTCTGATTGACCTGAAGTTAATGTTGATCTAGTTAAAGTGTTACTAATATCAGTTGCAATATTGTTTGCTAATGTAGCCGCTGGTAAGACTGCACCTCCTGTTGAAAGTGAATAGTTGCTACTGTTACTTCCAGCCTTGATAGGAAGAATAGCATGAATTACATATCTCTGTCCCGCTCGGTTACTATTTTCTTGCATAAGGACTGATCTACTTGATGAGCCCAAATATCTAATATCACCATCATAGTTTTCATAATATCCAGACCAGTCAGAGTTATCGATTACAACAGTTAAAGAAATAAATCCATGATATGTACTATCTGGAGCCCTATACAACGCTTCATATTCATATCTCCACCCATTACCTAGAGTGGGCCATGCGCCAGATGTGTTATAATCATTTTGTCGATTATCTCGACTAACGCTACCAGAATAGTTATATGAATTACCACTTAAATAAAGTCTACTATAACTATTTGCCCCCAAAACATCTTGATCAGCTGGTATTTGAAAAATGTTAACATGATATGGCGTTGTTGTGTTTTGAGTCCAAGGTGTGGTTATTAGTTTGTAGCCTTTACCTTCTAGTGCGGTTCCTGCAAATAGTGCATATTCTGTACCAGTTGCATAGTTGTCATTACTTAAACTATCACTAATAGTATTAAATACTGGACTATACACGTTAACTTGACTCATTGAGGCATAAAAGTATTGTCTACCGCCATCAAAAGTGTCATTATAGCTATTAAATGGATAGTAGTGAGCAAACCCATTATAGTATAATAGTCCGGCTTCAGTACCCATAGTTACTCTAGCGGCATCTAGTGTAGATTTTACTGAGTTATAAATTGTAGTAAGTGTACCGTTATTGTCAGGTTCAATAGCGCCGCCTACAGTAGTTGGGAATACTGCATCAACACCTTCGGTGAACGTCATTTCCTCACCATCTACTAAATCATAATCTCCTAGATATATTGTATCTCCAGTTGGATTAATTCTAGCGCCAATCGTAGAATATACACCAGACGCAGTATGAAGCCTAGAAGCATTCTGCAATTTAAATCTATTTGTAGAAATTACTCTTACTCTATCTTGATATGGAGATGAGAATGTAGCAAATACTGGGTTTGAGTTATACTGGGTTGATGTGTCAACTCTTGCTTTAACGCTTTGACCACTGGTAGTCGTAAATGTCACATCAGTATTATCACCTAACCCATGATCTGCTGCATAGAATGTATCTGCTTCTGCATCTTTATCTAGTGGGAAAAAGAACATAGTATCGTCTGCTAGGTTAGTAGTTTGTGACAAGCTATAGTTATATCCACCAGAAACATATAAACGAATGATCCCATTATTGTCAAAATAATGCCAGTTGTTTCTACCTATAGTTTGATAGTTTTCGAACAATTTGAAATCTTCAGTAAACTCATAACCATCACTAGCACTTTTTCTAGTAGTATACCCAGGATTCACAGAAGTAGAGTAATATGGGAAGTAAGAGAGATTAAAGTGATTCGTGTCTGCAGTATAACCATTCCTTGCTATTGCAACTACTCGATTTGGGTATACTCCACCTAGACCAAAGTATCCACTTCTACCTCTTGAAGTTGTTTGTCCTTTAGCAATTAGATCCCAACCAGAGCCTGATCCGTCGATAGCATATCTTGTATGAAGACGATTATTGTAATCATTCGCTCTTTTTTCTAATCTAGAAATTTCATAACCCAATAACAATTCGTGTCTACCATAATCACTTGTACCTTGAGAAGTGATATCGATAACTGGGTTTGTACCATAGTTACCACCTGTTGTTTCACACAATGTTATTGTATTTGCAGTAGGTGCTGATTTAACATAGTAGACTTCAAATCTAAATAATCCACCTGGAGGTGTATCTCCAGCTGATGGTGAGAATAGTAAAACGTCACCTGGTCTTAATTGGTGATTAGGCCAAGTAATAGTATTATCAATCGGGTTGATTGCAGATGCACCAAACTTATGTGCATATGTACCAATCATTTCTTTAGTTTCAGTTAATTGACTATTAAGCGTAAATGCTTTAGACGTAGTATTTTCATAATCAATGTAAATATTTCCATCTGGAGCAGGTGAACCAGTGCCTTCTGGAATATTGAATGTAGTAGAACCGATTGTGTTAGTAAAGTACAAACTAGATCCTACATCAAAACCGTGTGTATAATCTGTAGTTATTTTTAGAGTAGATTGTTGGGCACCATCTGTGGCTAGTCCTAAAGATTGATCAAAATTGATTTGTGATGCAGCATAGAACTGACCAGGAGTAATAGTTGTATATGAACCTACTAAGTTTTCAGTTCTTTGCTGAACACCTTTAGATTTATATACAAAAGAAGTAAGTGAAGGGACTTTAGTTACGAGAAACTTACCTTCAGCAGTACGAACACCAAGCCCTTGAACATCAATAGGTGAACCAACAGCAATGCCGTGGTTGTCAAGTGTAGAAACGGTAATGTTTTCTGCACCTGTAGTTGTCTGAACCGAAATAACATCTGGTAGAATATAGTCTGCTTGGTTAGCATAAAATCCTGGTATGTTGTTAACTAGTTCAAGTGTTTCCCATTTAGATCCCTGTAGACCATATTCAAAGTCGGTGTCAATCAAGTTTTGTGGATTAGTAACACGAAGTTTATTAACAGGATCGACAAAGCTTTCGCTTGGCTCCATAAACTGGTAATCCATCTCAACAAAACATTGTAACGTGTCATTAGCATTCATACCATCACAGTCATTTTGTAAGACTAGTGTTGTTGATTTATTCTCAGCGGATACCGAATGACTTACAATACCTTTTGTAGTGCTATTGAATTGAAAGATAGTATCATTCGTTGACGTGTTTGTAATAAGAAGAATACGTTCAAGTGCATAAATTCCGTCGAGTATTACGGTATCGTTAACCGGATCAAAAGTGTATCTTGAAATTAGTTTCTTTGCCATGTCTTTATCCTAATGCTATTGAAAGTGCGACGATATCTTCACCGCTTGTTCCGTCTGAAATAATTGTATTTGGTTCACCAACACTAGTTGGACCAGTTGCGACAACCCATTGCACTGAGTCTCCGTCAAAGTAGTAGACTGATAGTGTACCGTCTGTTGTGTCATACCATAAGTCGCCATAATTAGCACCCACTGGTGCAGTAGCTTCTGAGAATACTGATACACCGCCACGAGAAGCTGTTGCACCCGCTGCTTGAAGCCATTGATTACTATCACCATCATCGTAATAAACAGATAATGTACCGTCTTCATCATCAAACCATAAGTCGCCTACGCCTGGGTTAACAGGTGCGGCTGAACCGATTGAAACTCTAGCTGGAGCTGCGCCACCCGCACTAGCGGCACCCGTGATAACAATCCATTGATTACTATCGCCATCGTTATAGTAGACTGATAATGTTCCATCACCGTCATCGAACCATAAGTCACCGATAGCTGGAGTTGTTGGTGCTGTACCACTGGTATGAACCATTTGATACCCTGAGAAAGGACCTACACCAGATTCACCAGAGACTGCTAGCCATTGAGAGCTATCACCATCGTTAAAGTAAATGTTGAGTGTGCCATCATCTGTGTCGAACCATAGGTCGCCTTCTAGAGGAGATGAAGGGGCTGAGCTACTTGTTGTGACAGATGCGCCTCCGCCTCCGCCTCCTCCACCACCGATACCAGCATTAGTAATAGCTGCAGCGGTTGTAGAGTCGATAGCTGAAATGTTTTTAAGTTGTCGAGTTGAAGATATGACTTCAGACTCATTAACTGTTAATCCGTTCTTTACGGAAAAATTCTTATCGTTAGCCACGGTTCACTCTCCCCAAAGGCATATGTTGTTTATATTATTTATGCAAGTATCATATTACCACTTATAACAAAACCTGTAGAATTAGTAGTTGCAGGAGTAACTAGTACTCTAACATTCCCACCACTAATGTCAACATCTATAGTATATATTGAAGTATTTGTTTGTACGATACCATATTCTGTCGATACTGCAGTTGTACCATTATGTGTCATAAGTACTTCTGAAATGTGTCTTTCAGTTGTAGAATTATCAGTTGCTTGAATAACGAACTTACCACCAAGATAATCACTTACCGCAAATTGTGCTAGAGCAACTTGAGTTGTTGCTGTTGTAGTAAGTGTTTGGTTGTTAACTTCAGTAGAGCCAGCAATTGTAATACTGTTAGCATCTGCTTCGAAGTTGATACCACCAGAACCAATTGTTAACTTATCTGCAAAGTTATTACCAATGACAATTTTATTACTTACTACTGCATTGAATCCGCCTATACACAAACAGCGGCCAATAACGATATTGTTATCCCCACAGTGCCCCACATTACTAAAGGCTCTATACCCAAGCCCAATATTACCGTTACCATTATACAATCCAACACCAGAGTTGGTACCAACGAAAGTGTTTTCATTGGCACATTTTGTATATTCACCAGACTGCGCCCCAATAAATATATTGCCTTGCATCAATTGGCAACCTGAGCAAGCAGATAAGTCTACATTACCAAGACCTGAGCCCGCCCCTTGACCAAGAGCAATGTTGTTGCCCAAAAATGTGTTACATGCATCATTTGAAGTAGATTGTAATGCATATGAACCAATTGCAATGTTCTGTAAACCAACTTTATCATATTTTAAGGCATTTGCACCAATTGCAATGTTGTCATCACCACAAGTTTGATTTAGTAGGGATTCGGCACCAATGGCAATATTTCTTTTACCTAAGGTGTCATACTTTAATGCTCTATAACCAATCGCAACGTTACTATAACCAGAACCCACCTCGGTATGAGATGAAGCGGCTTCATAACCAATCGCAATGCCACCACACGAAGACTTACCAGCACGTTTACCTATATTAACGCTATATCTATTACATGCTTGAAATCCTTCACCGGCGCAGTCGCCAATAGCAACTGCATCGCAGAATACAGTATTTCCATAACCTGCATTATAACCAACCGCAACTACACTATTAAAAGTTCCGTTCAGGCCGGCAGCAAAACCACCGACTAAAGTGTTTTTAGTACCTGAGGTATGACCTGCCCCTGCATAAGCTCCTACATATGTGTTGAATGAAGAACTGTTGCTATTAACCGAACAACCAGCTTCATAACCAATTGCTAAGTTATATGAATTACCATTTGTTTGAGCTGCAGCTGCACCAAGACCGATACCATAACTTCTACATAAGGCATCACTCTTTGCGTCTTGTAAGTCATCTATAAAGTTAAGACCAGCACTACCAGTATATCCTATTGGGCCTTGAATACCCTGAGGTCCTTGAATACCTTGAATACCTTGACAACCTTGTGGACCAGAAGTAGTCACCCATTGAGACGTATCACCGTCATCATAATAAACAGATAGAGTACCATCGCAAGTATCAAACCAGACAGCACCATTTGTTACTGGACTTGGTGGTGTTGTTGTAGTAGCAACACTTAGTGTAGTAGACTGGGTAGTCCAAACAAATCCACCATTTGTTGCACTCCATTGTAAGATTTCACCGTCGGCTGCATCATTAGTATCTAAATCAACACCAGGAATAATAAGACGATCTTGTGTAGTAGAACCGATAACAATTTGATTATCTATTTGATCACCAAAGCTACCTACTACATTAGCCATAAAGCCGATAACAATGTTACCTGATCCACATCGCAGGCTTTGTGCTGTGTTATAGCCTAAGACGGTGTTATAATCACCGCAAGATAGATTAATAAGGGATGAGCTACCAATTGCTGTGTTATATGCACCTGCTGAAGAGTGGTTACAGGCATTACCAGTTAAACCACCATCGCCCAATTTTCTTAATGCTGCATAACCAATTGCAACGTTAACTTTAGTATCATGACCCGCACATAAGGAATCTTCACCGATAGCAAGGTTAAACTCGCCTTCTGTGTTACATCTTAGCGCACGGGAACCAATAGCAAAGTTAGTAGAACCAGTGGTATTAGCACATAAGGCATCAATGCCAATAGCAAATCCAGAAACTAAACTGTTACTTAATGCACGTGCGCCGATAGCAACACCACAGGACACACTTGATGATACAGTCTTAAAGGCATCTGGGCCTATTGCTATATTATCGTTACCCGTAGTTAATGTTGTTAAGGCATCTGAGCCAACGACTATATTTCTAGAACCAGTAGAATTTTTACCTGCTCTTGCACCTATTAAAACAGAACAACTAGCACTCCCAGAGCTTTCTCCCAATGCTTCATTACCAATAGCAACTGTATCTGTAAATCTCGCACACTTACCAGCTGTGTAACCAATGTATACTGAACCAGTATAATTACCAGCTGCATTTAATGCGGCACAAGAACCTATGACAACGGTACGACAAGCATTTCCTGTTTCTACTGCTGCCTTATAACCAATTGCAACATGATCACCGTCAGTGTTTGCTCCACCACACTCCAGTGCGCCGTGACCAAGACTTGTGTTATAACTACTACAACATTTTGTTCTTTGAGAAAGGTTACCTACCGCTACACTACCAAAGCCTTGAGACTTCGCCATCAATGCTTGGAAACCTATCGCCACGTTGGAAGTAGATTGTAAATTTTGTTTTAGTGCTTCATTACCAATAGCAATGTTACACTCGCCAGTAGTAAGGCTTCTTTGTGCTAGTATACCTAAAGCAGTGTTATTAGTGTTTGCAGAAATGTTTGCAGGATCACACATAGCATTAGCGCCAAGTGCAACACTTGATCCGTCACTAAAACCATCACTTAATGAGTTTATGTTATCAGCACCAGCGGGTTGACCAATCCATTCACCGGATGAGTTAATAACTGCGCCATACCCACTAACTTCATAAGCGCCAGCTTCAAACTTTTGTGATCCGACAGTCCATTGATCTTGACTTTCATCCCAAATTAGAGAAACGTTAGATAAAGTCCCTCTCTTAACTTCAATGCCAGAATCTTCACTTGGCACTGTTGTAGCAAGAATATCTGCATTTAGCGTAATAAGATTATCGCCAATATTTAATGTATTAGTGTCAATGTATGTGGTGGTGCCAGATACTGTTAAGTCACCACTAACAATAATATCATTGAACGTAACATTTGAGGTTGTTGTTACCGCTTGGCCAATACTTAACGGGCTTGCGCTTGTACCAAGACCACTAATCGTGCTATCGGTATTAACAGCTGTTAGAGTTGATCCGACCGCAGTATTGACATTAGCATCTAAGTCTGATAGTACTTGATCAAGAGTAGTAGCTGAAGAAAAGTTAAATCCTGTTGTATCAATTGCAACAGTTGTTTCATCAACGAATAATCTATCATTAGTGTTGTCTAAAGTTAATCCAGTATGTAATGTGTAGAAATTTCTACTACCATCTGTATGAGTGATGACAATTGAGTTATTAGTGGAAGGAACACCTAAGTATTCTTCAACATTATCCAATCCGACAAAATTACCAGTTGCACTATGTTTCTTTCTACCGCTTAATAACCCCATGCCTCTTTTAGCCATTTGAAGACTCCAGGATGCTTAGTGTTAATTTGAATGCTGAGTTTGCACTCGCTTGTGCTTTAATAGAGTTGCCGGGTTCTAAAATAAGTTTACCAGTCAACGGAGAAGCAGCATCTTCGATTGGTATATCGTAGTTCTTGATTAGTTCTGTTTCTGTTGTCGTACTAGTTTCATAGTGCGAAAATGTTACACTCTCTGTTGTAGAGCCAATATTTGTAAACTGCGCCATCAAAACGATTCCAGAGTACCCAACGGGTGCGGTGTAAACGGTATCATTATTTGTAGTGACAACATGTGTAACTGTTTTAAATCTATTTAATTCTGCCATTGCATTAATCCTCGATTGCTAGAATGTATGGGGTAAGAACAGCGAACAGTGATCTATCAAATGTATTACCAGTGATAGTTCCGCTTTCACGATTAATAGTCAAATCACCACCAATTCTAAAATCACCTTTGTGGTCTGTCGATGTAAAGTATACTAAGCCTTCGTTGTTTGCATCTTCTACTACTTCGTTTGCTTGAATTGGGAAAGCACCAGATTGTGGTGTGTCATAAACACCTGTACCTGAGCCAACATATTCGAAAGTAATACTAGAAGCTTGAATGAGACTTCTCTGATGAAATGTTACTGCGTCTCCATTGCCAACGTCTAGCTCAAGAGGTTCTAACAAAGTAACATCATATTCGTTTGCATTCCCAGTTGCGGTTACACCTTCAACCGAGTAATACTTAGTATCATTTGCAAACTTAACTGCTTCTGCGTAATTAGGTGCTGTTGATACAGTAATTGTGACTACAGTGCCACCTGCTGTGCCAGCTGCACTTGTTCCTGATTTAGAAAGAGAAGAAGATCCAGTTGCTTTAAGCCCAAAGTTGCCAAATGAACAGTTAGAGTTTGTAAGTGAACAATTGCCACCACTTTCACAAAGAACACCTACGTCACAAGAAACTGTGAAGATAGATACTAGTTGTGCATATCCTTTGTTTATTAGGTGTACACCCTTACCACCTGCATTAATTTGAGTGAATGCATCTGATACCATTGAGCGAAGACCACCGACAAGGGATCCATCAATTTTCATACCAGTACCAGTTGTAGTAATAGATGAGCAATTTTGTACGTAAGGAGATGTAGTGATGTTACCAGCAGAAGGATTAAACGCTACAGCTGCAGCTCCAGACGTATGTCCTCTAAATGTTACACCAGTAACATGAGAAGCATTACTTAATAGAAGCAAGTCATTAGTTGCTGTTTGACCAGAGATGTTTGTTGTTCTAAGGTTATCGCCAACGATTGATACGTTAGCTGGTACAACCACACCACCTGATGTATTATCAAGAGTGTAGTCACCACTTTTTAAGAAGATAGTTGTACCTGAAGAAGCATTAGCTAGTGCTTCGTCTAGAGTTAAATAAGCTTCGGCTACAGTCGAACCATCATTAGCGTCATTACCGCTTTCACTAACGTAAAGAACATTGTCTGCTCTATCAGCAAGACCAACTTCTCTAATTGAAAGATTCCCACTAGCATCTCTTTTGAAGAACATCTTACCATCATGGGTGTTGATGGCAACTTCTCCAAGTTCTAGTTGTGCGGTCGAAGGTATAGCACCAGTAGTGGCGCTACGGCGTAACTTAATGGTTGACATGTGTCCTCACTCAGTGTATAATAGCTATATAGCTTATAAGATAAAGATAGTATGTACTACCTGTTAGAAGTATTTATATTAGTATGTTCCACCATCAATAGTTCCTAAGAACTCTGCTGCAAATATTTTCTCAGTGCCTACACTCCAGTAGCCATTTGTTTCATCCCAGAATAGTGATACATCATTAGCAGAACCACGATTTACAAGAATACCTGCATCTTGTGATGGAGCAGTACTTGCACTAAGATTACTATTGAGTTCGATAATATTATCTGCAAGAGCAATAGTTTCTGTATTGACTGTGGTTGTTGTACCTGATACGATAAGATTGCCAGCAATAGTAACTGTGCCAGCGGTAATGTCATTTGAGTATAAAGTACCATCTACTGTTACATCATTGAATTGAACATCTGATGTAGTTTCGACTGCTTGACCAATACTAACTTCAACTGAATCACCAATAGTCTTAGTCGCAACACCAGTTCCACCAGAAATTGTAAATGTATCAGTTAAGAGATTAACACCATTTGCGGGTGTTGTTCCATCATCTGTATCTGCCGCAATCGTAAGAGTAGTTGCAACACTTACTGTACCTGCTGCTGTAATACGACCTTGTTGATCAACTGTAAACGTTGGAATATTAGTTGTGTCACCATACGAACCTGGGGTTACTGCTGTATCATCTAAGTTAAGAGTAGTTGTATTGTTAGGATCATCAAAGACAGATGTAATCGCTACACCACCAACAATTGTGCCACCAGTAACATCTTGAATGAATTCTGTAAGCGAAACGCTATCACTTCCAACGTACGGATTAATAATAACAACTTTACCAGTACCATTTGGTGAGAGTGTTAAATCACCATTAGCATTTGACGTTGTGATTGCGTTACCATCAATAGTAACATTATCAACGTTAAGAGCGTCAATCTTACTATCAGCATCTGTGACAATAGCACTAAGTGCTGTTAGAACACCTTCTTGATGATCTAAACGATCTGTGAAAAATTTACCACCGATAACATCTATCGACGTGGCTAAGCCAGTAACACCATCAACACCAGTACCGATAAATAATCTATCGCCATTGTCTTGCCATGTACCTGTACCATACGAGTAGCCTGATTCACCCGGATACAACCCTGTGGGCGCATTCGTCGTACTACTTCGTTTTATTCTAATTACTGAACCGGACATTTAATAGTCTCCTCCGTTAATTTGAGTGCCTGGATTTTCTACTATGTTTTCTGCTTCCCAAAGTTCTGTCGTGGCATTATATATAAGGAGACCGCCACTTTGGGCGTTTGAAGCTTCAACATCGAATATATCACTCAATCTCAATGTGTTTGCGTTTAATCTATAATTCGTTACTAATAGTTTCTGATTAGGAGTAATTCTAGCTTTTATCTGTGACATTAGACACTCCTTGTTATACCTGGTGTTACTGTTGCAACCCCTTCGACAACTCGTAGGACAGTACCACCGTTTGAGGTGATTTCAATGTCATATAAGTATCTGCCGGGTTCTAAATCTTTTGTTGTGTTACTACTCATCGATAGTGTGATTTGTCCACCGCCATTGTTATCTGAACAGACAAAATCATGTGCTGTCGTAGAAGAATAGTTCTTCCTCATTTGAGCAAATGCATCCCATCCAGTTAAATCCCAAGCACCTCCTACATCATCTTCAACATCTACAATAGCTGAAAAATCAGTTCCTTGGTCTATTACTATATTTGCTTTGATTGCCATATTAGACTCTACTATTAGGTTATCTCTATTACTTGATATTTATATAAATAAAAACATACGAAACTCTTTTAAAAGGTGTAAAACAGTCATGGCTGGAAAATATGTTCGTGTTGGTCTTAGAAGGGACAAGAATTTCTCTGACTTAGAAAGCACTTATTCGTCACTCGGTAATCTATTAAACAACTTAGCCCCTCCAGGAAAGTCGTTCATACCAGATGATATTCAAGTTCTCAATAACGTCTCTGAAGACTCTAACGTCACAAATGATAGCTTTTTAGAGTTAAAAGGTAATACTAGAACAGCAACTCAAATTCGATTTAGAACACCTATTCAATTTTCATCTGCCTTTGAGACAGTTCCATTTACCGATGGATTCTCTTTCTTGAAGTCAGGAGAAGAGGTATTGTTTGAAACTGTTGGATCATCTAATGCAGTTTATGATGCTATTACAGAAACTTATACTTATTTCTATAATGCAGTCATACTAACAAACTCTTCTACAGTTCCTTTCTCTGTTGACGAAGATTTGATCATTCAATCAACTGGTATTACTATTAGTGATATCGACCCTACGCAAGAAACTCTTGATAACTTCTTAATTGAGCCAAACATTACAATTAAAGACACTATCGAAAATGCAAAAGTAATTACAGGTGATCCGCCTTACTTAGCAGGTGGTGATGGTCTAAAAGCTAAATTTTATCCATCTGATTCAATTGCTACAGCAGCACAAAGAAGTTCCAGTATTAGTGGTTACGAACTATTTAATTATGCTGAAGCTTATCTTGGTGGTGGTGCAGGGTTTCATTATGGACCATTTGATTTTTGGGAAAGTGGTTATTTTGGATTTGGTCCTTCAATCTACGACTCTCCTGAGTTTATCAATGGCCTTGGTGGTGTACAATGGGAAGGGTTTTTTGCACCGATTCCATATATCGTTGATAACAATTGGCAGATTGTGTGTAGCGGACTTATTATTATTGAACAAGATATAGATGGTAATAATAACTGGCAAAAAGTTCTTAACATCCATGATAAAGAAAGAGAACTTGTATCTCAGACTTCTGGTGCTGTTACTACTATAACCTTATCGGATGATGATCTTATGAAAGTAGGTGTTGGTGATCAAGTCACATTCATAACATCACAAGGCAATATATTTAATACGTTTACAAAAGTCGATAACGTTGATTATCAGGGAAAGACTATCACTTTAGATCAAGCTGTAAATGTAGCTAATGGTGATATTATAAAAGTATCATTTCCTGTAGGTTTCCAGGATATCACCACACAAGTAAAACTATCCGTTCCTGGATTAAATGTCAAGAGAAAAGTTAGAATAAGTGTGTACTGGCCCAATGATGCTGGATACGATAGCTTTAGAAAAAGATGTAGCTTTGCATACATACAAGAATCCGCAACTCGACTACCAGCTTCTTTCTTGTACACTACAGATTCAGTAGCAACTGCAAACACCAATGTAAATTCATTTGAGTATTTTTTAGATAACTATGTCAATCTAAGTAATGATCGAACTACTGCTGCATTACAAGTAAACGATAAAGCAATTATAAGCTATGACCCACCTCTCACTTTTGCAAATAAAGTTAGTACTATACAAGTAGTGTATATAGGTAATGGTGTGTTTTCATATGCAGGACTGGGCGGCGCACCTGTGTATCAGGGTGATAGAGTTATTCTCTCATTAGGTAACTCGTATCTACAGCTTCTAGCTATTGGCGACTCTCCTAATGAATCAGCATTCTATGTAGATGAAGAAGATGTAATTAATTACAACTCTGGCGCTGCAGCAGGAGAAGAAATTTCGGGTGATGCCAATACTTCAGGTGGACCATATTCGGGATTTCGTATAGACAATATTGGTCTTAAAGATATCTTTTTAAGATATAATAGCGCAGGTAATTTTGTTTCTATGCTAAGTGTATCAAATGAAGATGAACTTGCAAAAGATCAATTAGTTTATGCAATGAAGGGTAGTGGTACAACACTAGCAGATGAAGGTCCAGTTAGACTATCAACAATTAGTAAGTCCGCTGGAGAATATACACTTACTGTAGATGATCATTTTGGTGGGAGCTATGCAGATTTCTTAGGCGATACTAATCCAGATAATACAATACTACTTGTATATAAGGATAAGGCACTAGAAGACTTATCAAAGGTTAATTATTGTAATGGTGTTATAGGTCATTTGATTACAGCCGACGCCCTTTCTGGTGCAAATGAAATATTCTTAGACGATGTATCAGATGTTCAACAAAGCTATTATATTCAGTTTTCAGGTTACATCCCAGACGGCACTCAGATTACAGGTGTTGATTCGGGAACAAACAAAATAACTTTATCAAACAATCTTACTAAGACGCTAAAACAAAATTATACAATTACTATTATTCCAGGTAACCCCGGAGCTGAGAGTTATGAGATTTGCGTATTACCTTTAGACACCGCACCACCATTTACTGGAACTGATACTGGACTTAAAACAGCATCGGGTGTAGAAAATATTAAGACTAACGAACTATTATTCGATAATCTGTATATTAAAAATCTTATAGATGAAGATATTGGTAATCAGGAATATACTAAAACTATGAATATTACACACGATAATGGAGTTGGTGTTAGAAAGGTGTATAAGCTTTTAGTCTTTTAAGGTACTAACGAGCATAGTAAGTTATACTCTTCACCGTTAACTAAATTACCAAGATCATCTACAAACTGCGTTTGCAATAGTATCTTATGAGTAAAGTCTGTATAGGATTCAGTTGATCCTACTGGAGTTACTGCGATTGTATTGAGTCTTGGATTAGTTGCAGTTAAGTTATTAACATTAGTTTGAGTAGATGTTGTAATAGTTTCACTTGTCAAATTGTCAATTGACCAAGGATCGGTGTTATTACTAAATGCTCTAGCTTTTGAATATATCAATCTACCTTCGGAATCAAATGTAGGATTATCATTTTCATCTAATACAACTTTATCTGAAATAATAAACAGACCAGGTGAAGTGTCTGACGGAGATAAGTCAGCAGTATTGATAATTGTTACAGTACCATTTAAATTAAATTCGCTATTCACTACATTGGTTTTTGTAGTAAATAAAGTTGTGCTTCTTTTTAAAGCAAATGCGTCCATAGTGGGTCTAACTTGATCACCAAATTCTATTATACTAGTGTCTCTAAAAGTAGTAGCAGGTATATCAACTTCTTCATCAGAATTTAATATCTCTTCGAGAACAGTTGGGTCGATAGTTTGAAGAACATCGGGACTCATATTTTGGATGTTAGCTTTAGTTACGCCTTCGGATCTACGCAAGTCATCAGTGATGACTGTAAGATTAGCACCCAATTCATCAACTAACTCAAACTCATCAACGCCGTTTGAATTTACAACTGTGTATGATGTACCATCATGTGTAATAACAGTTCTATTAGAAAATGCAATGTTTTGCTTACTCTTAACTCTAAGTTTAGTAGTGTTTGGAATTAACTCAACTTGAGTTGGTCTTAAGACACTGAAGTTTCTAAGATTGTTAACGAATAGCGAAATGTCATTAGAACGACCAGCACCGGCAAGATTGTCCAATGCAGTAGCATCCTTAGAAAAGCTATCTGATTCTGCTAAGTTTAAATCTCTTGCAAACCCTTGAGGCATTGACTATCTCCTATTACACTCTTATTGTCCATCTACGAATTTGTGTCAAAACATTGTATTGTTCTTGCACAGTAGTAGAGAAGTTTAAGAGGTCGTTTAAACTAAATCCGTTATTAGACATATCAAATCTTCTATTCCAAGTATTTGTAGTATTTAGATGAATTTGATAGATATCGTTAATTATAGCGGCTCCAGCATCTACTGTTAAATTGTTATTATTTACGTAGTAATATCTTAAACTTGTGTTTGAAGATATTGATCCCGCTGAGTAGCTACTAAAATTATTACTCGCTAGATGACAATAATATAGTCTTGGACAAGTTGCAAAGCTAGGTAAAGACCCAGTAAAGTTATTATTTTGAAGTTGAAAGTATCTAATATTTGGTAAAGATGGTGATGGTAGACCACCACTTAAATTATTGTTATAGAGATACAAGTATCCAACACGTGAATTATTAAATGCAGGAGCTGATCCAGTTAAATCGTTGTTACCTAAATTACACCAAGATAGAGAAGGCATTTCTGCCAAGTTAGTTAATCCACCTGTGATATTAGTATTTGAAATAGTTATACTACTTAAAGATTTATTAGAGTTGAAGTTTGGTAAACTACCTACCATGTTACTATTGCCATACACATTTAAACTATTAATACTTGCTGTTTGTGCAAATACTAAGCTGTCAAAGAATGAGTTCACACCATCACCAAGTTGACTACTACTTATAGTCAAACTACGTAGATTACCAGTTCCAGAGAAAGTTTGTCCACCAAGTACACCACTAAGTTTAGTATTGTAAAGATTTAAACTTGATAGAGATGGTAGGTTTTGAAATGCTAGTGAAACGTCACCAGTTACAGGATTACTAGACAAGTTGATAGTGTTTAGACTACCACATCCACTAAACACACCTTGAACACTAGAGCTACCTCTTAGTGTTTGTAAGTACTGATGAGTGTAGCTAGTTATAGATTGACACCCACTAACAACAACTAAATTGTGATTGTTTCTTCTACTATAGAAAGTTTTCAATCTACCAGTATCAGTTCCACCGTCTCCTGCTGCCGCAAGAGTGATATCAATTTCTTGTGACCCATCCCACCCAGCTTTAATATTTCTATTGGTGCTAGTGCTTTGTGTGATACTTTCAATATAAATATTTTCTAAGTTTTTTGCCTTCATAACAGATTCGTCGAGATATCTATATTGTTGAAATCTTACATCATAGTCTGTTAAGGAAGTGTTCTCTTGAGTTGTAGGGTCGACATAAATTTTTGGCGTTGGGCCCAATGAAAACATTCTAGTAGATGGTTGATTGCCTCTAAACTGTACTCTTTGTAGAGCTGTTAAATCATCGTTTAGATAGTTTTTAGATAGGTCTATTGTGCTATTATCAGAAAAACAATTATTCATTGTAATTCGTTCAATCGTGCCAGGCAGTCTACTCAATTGTTGTGCAGCTGTTCTAGTTGATCTGGTGAATGGGTTTGATGTACAATCTAATATTTCTAATCCGGGTGATATGTAATTTAAATCAGGCAACTCTATAAGTTGGTTATTAGAAATATCTAGATTACGTAAACCAGTTGCTTGCGTTCTAGAGAACTCAAACATATTAAGGTTTTTAAGTTTTAGTAATTGAATTTTTCTAGGGTCATTAAAGAATTCTAATTGCAATGATGCTGAGCCATTGCCAAAGTATGATATGCCAAGCCCACCAGTATTTTGAACGTTCTCAAATGGTAGAAAGATATTATCATCTAAGTTATAAATTGTCCATGTAGGAGCGGGATCAGCTGCTCCGTTCGTAACAGTATGGTTCAAGTTATTTGTAGTAATCGTTTCTGCTACAACTTTAAACTTCATGGGTATGCCACGCATAGCAAGAAACTTCTCAATAGTACCGTTAACATTTAAAGAAACTAAATGTGTGGGTACTTCTGCAGCAAATCTTTTTAATTGTGGTTCAACAGTCGTTGCCAAAGAAGTAACATCTAATACTGAAATTGGATCGCCATTAACATCTGTTTGATTTGGATTAGGTGTAATCTCTAAATCACCCTTATAGAAGATCGGCGCAGTTACATCAAAATCATCAAACGAAGACCAAGATGAAATTCTAGACGTTGATATATCGGCTGAACGTACTATATCATTGTAGTAATCATAATAATCATATTTAATTGCTCTTGCTAAAAATTGATCATCTACTACAACGTTACTGTTTATAGTCTCGGTAGTAGTTTCGATACCATTCATCAAAACTAAGTATTTTGCCATAGCGATAGATACTGAATCGTATGTCTTTTTAATATCAAAGTCTGCACCGGATAATGTAATAATGTCCCCTGCTGTGACACCCTCATCGAATGTACCAGATATTAAAGACAAATCAGCTAATCTTAAACCCATATTTTCTAAAGCTAGAAACTCATCTTGAATTTCAGAGAAGCTAAAGTTAACATTCAAACCGTAGTAAAACTGTGCCATTAAATTTGTTCCCTAAGAGTAATACTCAATTCTATATCACCTGGTGGCGTTCTTGTTGGAGGATCCCCTGGCACAGTTATCAAAGTCTGCGCAGTTAAGAAATATCCTACATTATTTGATCTTGAAGGTGTAATAGCAATTCTATCTTCACCAAAGAATTGTTTAAGATTAATCTTCTGTGCTTCATTCGATGAAACGAAAACACTTAGTAAATTTCTTTTCGGTGGTCGCAACGGTTGAGTAACTTGAAAATCAAGTTTCGCCGCAGACTGTGGAGATACGTCTTCAAAATCCGAAGGTTGCAAGTCTAATGATGATCCACCACTAAGTACAATAGGCTCTACTAGAGTACCTTGACTATTAGCCTCTGTATAAGTTCTAGAAGAAGTTATCCATTGAGGTGTAAATGTAGTGTTACCAGTAGGTCTTACTTCTTCAATAACAATGTTATTTATCTGTGCGTTATCTCTTAATGCAAAGACAACATATAAAGGTTGAATATCAAAAGAACCAGCTTTCGCTACGTTAACTGTTTGCTCTTGGAAGATAGAATTACCATCTTCATCAACAGTATCAATTCTAAAGTTATTTTGAAGAATTATAAGTTTCGTTTGAATAATTCCTTGAGCATTAATCAGATCGATCTTACCAGCTAGAGCATTTGTAGTATCAACTGTAAAATAATAATCATATATGATATTACCTAGAGGATCAACTTCGTTAGTGTTTTCTTCTATCAATTCAGATGTTACTATAATTCCAGTTCTTTCGTCATCAATACCTAACTCAACTGTACCTTCATTAATATCTCTAAGACTAAATCTAGGCGCAGCTTGAACATCGTCAAAGTACACTCTATATACATATCCTGTTGCATCATCTGGATCTTGGGCAACATCCTCACTTATGATGTAATCGATGATTTCTACTTTACCAATGATACCAGAAATCTTGCCACTATCTTCTCCGTCTGGTTGAGGTAGATTGCTATCTAACTCAAAGCGAAGTCCATTAGTGCTTACGGCTGGACTAGTGTCGTATGGTAGAGTTGCACTTTGAAATTCTTGTAATTGACTAAATTCTGCATACGCCTCATCATAGACATTAAATATTTCATTTGCAGCACCAAATCTTAGAACTTCTGTAAGAGGAGACCCTGCATTAGCAACTTCTGCTGTCTCAATTGCAGTTAAGTCTTCTGGTTGTAGAGTAGTCACATCAACCATTCTAGGTTGTTTGTTTGTTAGCGCCAGAGCGAATTCAGAGAATTGACCGTGTATGTCATTGACATTTGGATTTAGAAAATGTATTTTAAAGAAATTACTTGAGAGTGGAATTGTTGATGCAACTACTGTATCATATCCACTTAGTCTTGCTTGAAACTCATAACCGCTCATTGGACCTAAAATATTTCTAGAGACACCAGCAATTACTGTTGGTGTAATGACTTGTTCGTTTAAAGCCCTTTCACTCATATTATAATTTAGTCTTCTTTTTATCTTACACTCAAAGTCATCATCATCAAATCCGATGTATGTATTATACAAGAATGGTGCTATTACTTTTTTCTCATCATCAGCAGCGGTCAATGTATAATCTTGTGCTGGAATAGACAAATCTTGTCTGTTAGCACTTACTCTCATATTAACTAAGCTAGAGCCAGGACTAATACCAGACTTTAGTGAAGGTGAATAATGAAAGTGTTGACCTTCTGGTGACCCGACAATCTCTTGTAATCTTATCTCAGATACTTCTGAAGAGAATGCAGACAAGTCTTCTAAATATATTTTCTTATCATTTACAATCTGAGCGCCAAAGCTATTAGTAATAACATCTTTAGGGAAGATTGCAATGGTAGGAGAATTAGCTCTAAATTCTTTTTTCTCTGAAGCTCCGTTATTAATAACAGACGTACCTTGGTCTCCACCATCGATATAATAAGATGCACCATATTTGTATAGATAAACTGGCTCATACATCTTATCAGTATTTTGTACATTGACAAGATACTTAAATCTAAAGTTTGGATTTTCAAGACATGGACGGTCAATGCCGTTTTCAATTGTAATTCTATGTAGAAGAACCCAACGACATTCATCGTTATCTACAGGCACATAAGCATAGAACTGGGCACCAATAGCACCGTACCAACCAAATTCTACTTTATACATTGTAACACGTGTAATGTCAATGTTATAACCAGATTCGCCAGTACCGTCTAGTCTATCGTTAGTCCATTTGTCACGAGGTATTACACACTCATAAAGAGGCTCTGTATTGTCAAGTCCACTAACGAATATAGGTGAAGCTGTTTGATCTCTTTCATTAAGACCCATGCGTTCTAGTAATTCTGGTGGTAACGGAATGGTGCTTCTACGTACAATACTTAAGTTTGGTCCTTTTAACTGGAACATGTATTCGTCTGTAGTATTTGAGCAACCCCATTCTATAGAGTTGTTTACAATCTCTGGATTTGTTACGCCTCTAAGACCAAATGTGAATCCCGAGATACGTCCTGGTTGATATCTAAAAGATTTCTTACTTTGTAAAGTGGCGTACATAGTTTGACTAGAACTATAGCCAGGTCTTGCTGGAGTCACTTCATTTGTTTGACTTGACTTTACACCATTAACTATATTGATAACTTCATCTGTAGATTGAAAACCTTGATCTGGATAACCAAGTGCATCATCTAAGATTTTAAAATAAGCAATTGTCCACTTTTCAACTTGATTAAATGCATCTTGTTCAAACAAACCATAGTCTACTTTATAAGCAGCACCAGTATTAACTAGATTACCATTGGCTTGTATGTAGATGTTTAATGCATTATTTTGTGCTACATTAATGAATTGTAAATCAGCTCCACCGGAATCTTCGACAGTGATGAATGGTGGAATAAAGTTAGCGTTTGCAAAATTAGTATAGCCTTGATTGTCATATAAGTGCCATAGTATTTTACCAATAATGATAAAGTTTAAATACTTGGGATAGTTAACTGCATCATGCTGAATGGTGCCTGGAGGCCATGGGTATGTAAACTGCACTGGAAAGCTAGAGAGATATAGAGCTTGCTCACGTGTCTCTTCAGCAAATTTAGTACGATATCGATATCCATATTGAGGATGTTCACGTTCATACCAAGTAGTTGGATTAGGTGTGGTACCGCTTGTTCTATATTCCCAAGAACTATCGTCTAGGCCATACGAAGATACGTCAGAGAATAAACTCAATTGAGTCTCTGCTCTCTCAACGCCAAGTAAACTACTACTTACTTCACTAAACGTAGGAAACTGTTCTTCAATTTTAATTGTTTCTCTGAACTGATCGTTGTTTACATTGTTTACAACAACTGGCATAGAGTTGTCTTTTGTATTAAACAGCTCTAGTGCAGAACTCTCTAAGGTTACAAGAGGAATACCAGAGCCGTCGGTGAGAGGAGTACCAGTAACTAAATCGTATAGTGGTTCAAATCTCTCAACCTTTGGCGCTGGGATTTTATCAAACCCAATCTTTACCTGTTTTGACATATGTTATTGCTCTTCCCATGTACATCCAACATTTGCAGTTCCAGTTAATGCAGTATTTGCAGTATCTTCAACATCAACACTATTTTCACTATCTAATGTGAAGTATAGCGCATCTGCTTGATCCGTAAGTGGGAAAGATAAGTATTCTTTATTGTAGTCATAGAAATCTGACAAGTCAAACTGATCAGCACCTGGACTAATATACAATGTTGAAACCGAAGAGCCAGTACCAGGAATTGGTGTCTGATCGTCGCTTGTAACTAGAATTGAACTTAATCCTTCTTTTTCTTCTGTAGTTTTAGATACAGTGCTACTTGCAATACTATCACCGTTTGCAGTCATTCTCTCATCTCTTAAGAACTCGCCAAATGCACTGCTACCAGTATCAAAGCCTTTAATTCTCACATCACCTGCATAAGTCTCTGCTATATCAAAGTAATATTCATTACCTAATCTATATAGCTTACCAAATAAAGTGACTTCATCAGAAATGTTATTTGCAGATACTGATCCTCTAAACCAACCATATGCTTCATCACCATCACTCATATATTCTTGATAACTAGCATCGATTGGAATCGGATTGTTATCTGGTGAAAGTAGATAGTTTGAGAGGTCTGGATTCTTACTAGCTTTAAATATAGGAACACCAGCACTTGGAACAAAGTCTGTTTGATATATTGGATTCTTTCTCATATTTAAACGAAGTGTAGTAGAAGTCAAGTTAGCTGTAGAAAGTTTAGTTGGATAAACCTGAACACGGTTTCTAACTTTTTGTTTCTGTGAACTAATGATTTCACGTTTTGTTTCTAGTCCAAACATGCTAGATGATCTATCTACAATGATACCTAAGTCTGTGCCTTGAGGTGTTTTGCTAAAGTAGATTCTAGTTGGTGTAGTCCAAACAACTTTAATAGTTCTATCTGCTGAATTGTTTGTAGATAGATTACCATTCATAAAGAATACGTTTTCTGGTTCGCCTGATCCAGGAGTTCTTGCAATATATGGTAAGTTATAAGCAGTATCGTCTACATAAGTCACAGTATTAGAACCACTGCCACCGAAGCCAACATACTTACGACCATATACTTCACGTACAGATGGTGAAGTGTGGCTATAAAGTCTTACTGTACCACGATCACCACCGTCAATATAGTAAGATGCACCATACTTAACTAAGTGATGAGAAGTTGATTGACTATAACCTTTGTTTGTTGTATCATCGTAGCCTAAGCTTTTTGCATCACCACCACCATATACTGTATATGTGATAGGTAGTGTAGCGTTACCTAGAGAGGAGATTTTTAACTGGTTTGACGCTCTTAGATGATGTACACGAACCCATCTTGCATCACCATTGCTTACTGGAACATATGCTAAGAATAGCGCACCAACAGCACCGTACCATGAGAACTCAATCTTAAGCATGGTAACTCTATTGAAGTCGTATTCATATACACTCTGATCTTCGATCTGTACACCAGCACTATCAAGCACTGATTCACCTGGTCTTACTTTACCAGTAGAGCCTGTTGCAATATCACTATAAACTAGTTTATTAGTTCTTGCATCTGCTGGATCTGTGTTAGGTAGACCATTTAGTTTATCTGTACTAAAGCGAGTACGTGGTACACGATATTCATAAACACCGTAATACTCTGGGTCAACGTTGTTCTTAATCCAGTTGATATATTCTGGAATGAAGTTAGCACTATCCATTTGCTCACGCATTTTTCTAGCGTCTGCAACTACGTTTGTGTTTAGAGCTGAGTCTACAAAACCAACTTCGTGAATGCCTGGAGCAACTGGTAGAGTTAGCTCTGAGCTATACTTATATGGGAACATCATACCTTGTGGATATGGATCGCCGCCTGGGAAGTCAGTACCACCTGCTGTTAGTCCACGCTCAGCTGGTGTTGCACTTGTGCTATACTTAGAAGGATCATAAACATCTGGGAAAATGAATGGTACAACTAATTCAAACTCGGTATCACCAGTTTCTGTAAACGTAACATCTTGTGCAAGTACTTCATCATATAGAGTGAAAACATTACCCTTTGGACCTTTAACAAGCTTTACTTTATACACTTTACCATTCTCTAAAGTATGTGCGCCAGGAGTACTCGGATCGCTTCCGACCCAACGTACATGTTGACCAAATGTCACAATGCCGTTATTAAGTTTAAAAGTGTTAGTGTCAGGTTGGAATCTAGCTTTCTTCTTCTCTGCTTTCTTCAATAGAGAAGGATCATTAACCGCTGCATGAACCATTACTAGTCCATCACGTAGAGTGATTAAGTTACCTGCAACTGCCTTTGTGCCATACTGTGTATTAGTAATGTCTTCTGTTGAGAAGTTTCTAATGATGATGTTAGCTAGACCATTGCCTGTAGCAAGTGCGCCGTTAAACATTGTATTAGAGAATGAAGTTAAATCTTCGTTATAATACAGTGCTGAGTTATCTAGATCATTTACAATCAAATCTTTAAGATGTGTATGTCTAAGTCTTTCACGTGGCGCACCAGTATCATCTTGTGAGTAGATGGACATACCATTGCCATCATAATACATAGTTGAGTTGAATTTTGTTTCTGCGTTACCACCGCCAGACATATCGTTTTTATACCCATCTAAGATATAAAGAACATCACGCTGACACTTGTATTTGATTACTTCAATGCCTGCTGCGCCTGCACCAAACTCACCCAATCCACTCTCGCCACTAATATATTCATCGTATGTTAGTGAAGTAGATGTGTCATATGGGTTACTTGGGTTGTATTCAAAGTTAGATACGAAGTATGAGAAATAGTTCTTTCTCGTATCAAGTAGAGTTTCGATTCTTTCTTTATCACCCCAAGCAGTAGGTAAAATGTAGATGTTAGTAGTGTCTACAGCACCACCTGCGCCTACGATATCTAAGTTTACATTTGGATATGTTGTACTATCATTGACACGTGTAAAGAAGTCGATAATTCTTTGTGCAAGTGTTTGTAGATATGTTAGAGGCGCACCTGTAATATCGTTTGTGCCACCAGTGATAAGTGTCGATGAAGCAGCATCGTTTCCATTGATAACGTCTTTAAATGCATTGTACATTGTTATTTCGTATGGAGCAGACCTATTTGCAACTGCAAGAGATGTTTGATAATTTCTTGTGTTGACTACTGTATGAGCATCAGCAAGACCACCTTCTGACATTGCTAAGTCCATTAGAATCATATCGATCCAATAGTCAAAGTCTCTCTTACACTTCTCTTCAAAAGTCTCTTGTGCTTCAGCACTTAGTCCGTTATAGAATGTTGAGAATGCACCATCGGTCATTGCTTCTGTCCAAGTAGCATCGGCCAAATCAAAACGTGCTGAAATAATCTTTTTACGTTCACGAATGTTAGTAGTGTCTTCTACAATTGGGTTAGCAGGAGCTTTACCAATAATACGATAATCGTCTAACTGAGTAGATGGTAGATCAGATGGTGTTGAAATATCTGGCGCTGCACGTAGAGGCTCAGTGTCTACTCCATATGGTGATGTTGGCGAACGGAACAACGATTGTGTTCTACGTACAACATTAAAGTTGTCGCCTTGACCATCTTCTTTATTTTCCCAATAATACCCATCGTAGTTGTCATAGATGCCATACTTACGAATGACTGGGTTCTTAGAAAAGTTAACTGTTGATGTAGTTGTTTTAATACCAAACGTAGCCGCTGATACACGACCAGGCTGATAACGAAAGAAACGCTTTGATGTTAGAACTGCCGATTTATTTTTAGGTGCTTCTACAAGTGCGCCTGCTTCTTCTGGTAAGTGAAATGTACCCCAACCTGATCTTGCATTACCACCTAGAATAGAAGCCGATGTGTATGTCTCAGGGAAGGAAGACCACTCGGTTGGGTTCACATCATATGTGTTAACGTCAGCGAAGATACCTAGAGCAACTTCTGAGCGAGGAATACCAAGAAGAGAAAGTGCTACTTCAGATTGAATTTTATTTTGCTCTTCTACAGGAATTGCTGGCTGGTCGCTTGCAACTACTACTGGAATAGAACGATCAGATGTTGTGATGCCAGGAGAAACTGGTGTAGTTCTGCCTACATTGATCACAGCACTGTTGTTGTTAATATTAGTAATGCTTGACATTGCTTATAGTACCCTTCCCTTAACAATCGTCTTTTCAGAGATGTTTCGTAATGTGCCTTCTGCGGCCCCTGGTGTTAATGTTGCGGTGTTATCAAATTGTATTGTAACAATAGCAGTTGAAGTTGCTAAGTCTTCTACAATCTTAAATATCTCACCTATATAATTTCCTGTACTCACGTTGAATCCGCCATGGTCGTTTAATCTTACACTATCGCCAATCGCTATATTAGAATAACTATTTACAACAATTGAATATAGTCCGTTGTTAGTCGGTCCTGCTACGTTAGTTGGATATTCGCCAGTAGCTCCTGCTATCGATCCGTTGATTAAATCAGCGGCATTGTTGGTAAACGTTCCAGAAACAGTAATCACAGTAACCGTATTACTATTTAGCGTAGCAGTTTTGACTAGTCCATTAGCACCTGAATTATCTTGAGTAATTAATTCGCCTGCCGCAAAACTATTTGCACCACTAAGAGTTAGCGTTACTTCATTTTCTAAATTAGCAGTCTGGATTGTGCCGGCAAGATCGCTCGTTGTTAATCCTACAACATATACTAGACCTACATGATCTGCATTAGCGGCAACTAAAGTAGAGTAATTATAATTGTTCAATATTTGGTTTACACTAGTTTCTTGAATTCTAAACTGGAACAAGCCTTCTGTTGGGTCAAGGTTAAAATCAGAAATCTGATTAAACGTGATGACAGGATCAACAATTTTCTCGTAAAGATTTTCTTCTCCACTAGAATCCTTTTCTAACTTATAAATGTCAAATGATAGTGTACCTTCATTTTCTGTTAAGTCATAGTTGAAACCATTCTCTTGATAACGATAAACGTCACTAGTGTATTGCTGATCTTCGGTTAATTCAATATTAACTGCATCGTAGATACTGTTTAGAACATCTGGTGATGGTAGAAGTTCATCTGCTGGACCAATGAGAATATTTGGTGAAGAGATGAGGAATCTTGAACCATACACAAGTAAGCCATTACCACAATTGTTGATAATGTTATTTGTCACTAGAATTTTATCGCCAATAGAAACATCTAAATGAAGAGTGTAGTTTTGGAAAGCGTTACTCGCAATAATGTTTGCATTACCTTGAGTTTGTAATAGAGGTGAATAATCAAATCTATCTGTAACACCACTATTTCTTAGTTCACTTTCTCTCATACGGAAGTTAACTGCGCTAGGGGAATAGATACCTCCAGCGATAACATTTAGCGTTTTAGAATTTGATATTAGAATATCTTCTGCTGCATTACCGAAGTTAAAGAAGTAGTTTCTACTTGTATCAACTGTATCATCAAATAGAATTTGACATTGGAATGATCCATCAAAATCCACATCTGAGATTGAAATGCCATCTGCGCCTTGAGCGTTTTGCAATCTAATAACGTTGTTGCTAGGTGTTGGTCCATAACCAGACCAAGGTAGTTTAGCAACCTTAGTGATATTTGGAATACCCTTGAGTGAGAAGTTATTAGGCAGCGATATTGTAGATACTACATAAGTTTTATCATTCAAAGATAGAGCAGAGCGACCGTCTGCGTAGTACTCATCAATAGCACCTTGAATAGTTGGCGTATCGTTATGTGATATGTTAACAGCTTTTGATGGTGTTCCATACACTGTATCTGTCAAAGTAATTGCATTGTTCGCTAAGTCAACACTTTCAATAGTACAATCAGCCCAACCAGTAAGTGCTACTGCGGGTGGTAACATAGGTACATGAATAGAAGATGTGTATGTATTATCTGATAGTCTCTTTGGACCCCAAGTGACGTGATCGAAAGTACCATAGTCGATATAGTAACCACGATTTGATTCTTTTAGGCCAATGACTTGATATAATCTAAAGTCTGCATCATCAGATGAGTTTATTGAACGATAGATAATAACTGCTCTATCTTGTCCACCACCAGTCTTAGAAATGTTAACAGTAATGTTATAAGTTTCGTTAAACTGATCGATGATAGGTCTTGGATCTTCATTGCCTTGATCATCTAGTAAAGGATAGAATGTAATGCTTGTTGCTGCAGATGCAGATGAAATTCTACCGTTACTCAAATCCATTTCTGCTATCTTATAGTAAACAGTTTGTGCAGTCAATCCAGTTTCTGGGAATGTATGCGCCAGACCTTGAATTGAAAAGTACTTCGTGTTATCTGCAATCGTAGAGTTATCTAAACTAGCACCATAAACTCTAATAGGACGACCAGCGTTAAAGTTTGCGATAAATTCTACATTAGTTAGTCGATCTGATTGTGCAGATGACATAGTTGAGGGGAATGTAGCATCACATTTAATAAGACTATTGTTTAAGTTACCATCATAGAATGCAGTTGAAATCTGATCTAATTCTGTTGCTAGATATGTTTGAAGGTCTACTCTAAATCTATCAGTCGTGTAGTACTTGTTTGTACCACCTTCAGTAACATCATCAGAATCAATGTTAAATGTACCTTGATTTGTTAGAACTTGGCCATTGAAGTTTTTACTAACATACTTTAACTTATACTCTGCAGCGTCAGGATCATACGTAACAAACCCAGACACGTTTGCAAATTCACCTAGTTCTGTTCTAACTGTAGGCGTATTTGTAAAGTTTGTATAATCAAGATAGTATGTACCCTCTTGACCGTCTAGGGTATCAGCGTTTAAGTCATTAGACCCATCACCAGAATCCCTTGTATTGATTTGATTGATAAGAGTTTCAGCTGTTAAAAGATTGTTAGCGAAAACGTCATCGAAAACGAATGTTCTTAGATCGCTCAATAAAATCTTTTTTGAAATTACTTCATCTACGTCTGTGGCAGCAATGATGTCTTGTGCATCTATTGCTGTTAACGTTGTTAATTCACTAAATCTTTTTGCCATTCGAGTGACCTTTTACTGTCTGTTATACTTATTTATTCTATTTATGAAAACATCAAACGGTATGTTTCACCCAAACTTTGAAAAAACCAGAAGGGTCTGTAATAACTCTAGACGTTTCTACTGTATCTTGTTCTATCTTACTCTTAGTTTTTTGAATTATTTCATCATATCCATTAGAGAAGTTTGAAGATGTAGTCTCTACAATTTCTCCATTATTATTTCTAAGTAATATTGTTTCATCGCCTTGATAAATTTTAGCTGTTTGAAGGGAGATACGTGTTTGTCTATTATCACTTGTTAATATAAAAATTCTAATTTCATCATTCATATCATTGTAAATAGTATCTATCATCTCTGCTTTATGTTTTCTAAGAGTTGATTCTGTCTTACTATACTTGTACTCAATACCGTTATATACTCTAAATTCGTTTAGTTCTACGATTTCATCTAAACTACCATGCGCCTTTAACATATAGTGGTGTAGGGATTCTATTTGAGTTCTAAATATGTCAGCGTGTCTTTTCCACTTATCAGGAACACTATCTGACGCTTTCCAAGTATCATATGCCTCTTGAGCGTCAACATCTCTTCCATCAAACCCTAATGCACTAAGAAGGGTAATACCTTCTTCACAAGCACCGTTTTTAAATAAATCAACTGTATCAGATTTTTGTCTTAACCAATTAGTATTAAATTTTGCCATGATGTTTACCTATATCTGCGGACCGTATATTCTAGTACCACCTTGTGATACAGAGTAAGTACCTGAAGCTACTCTAATAGCATAACCAGCAGTACCGCCATTATTGCCGTCGCCATGTTGTCCGGGCTGACCAAAATCTCCACCACGACCAGCGTGGGCTGCTCGACCAGGTGTACCTTGAATTAACGAAGGTTTTACTCTACCTCCACCGCCTCCAGCACTCGCTGCATCTGCCCCTTTTCTATTGAACCAGTTACCACCGTTACCGAATTGGTTGCCACCTGTAGCTATTGAAGCTCTATAAGCGGCACCATCACCCCCGGCACTTCTAATTGCTCCACCTATACCACCAGCTAGATTGAAATTATCGTTACCATAAACACCACCGCCATTACCGCCGCCAGCGCCTCCGCCGCCACCACCAATTCGTAATTCACTACCGGTCATTTCTTTGGCCATGCCTCCGCCGCCACCGCCACCGCCTGCGATGCGGCCGCTACCAAGTACATTAATATTAATATTGGATTCACAATCTATAAGTATTGCGCCGCCGCCATTTTGGCCTGTGTTCACACTTCTATTTAAATCACTTCGACCATAGCCACCATTACCACCTTTTCCCATAATAACACCAGCAATATTTAAGCCGACGTTTTGTCCTGAAAATTGATTTATCATTAGTGCTGGTGTGTTTATATCGTTGGACCAAATAAACTTATCATTAGAAATTATGATATTGATATCGGAGATTCCATTATATCCAAAAATCATTGCTTGATCGTATAGATTTGCTTCTTGGATATCATAATTAATTAGAAATGTATATTCTAATTCAACTCCATAGTAATTCGAAAATGATAAAGGTTCATCAGCTTGGCCATAAGGTATTTGATTATATGGCTTATACGTAATACTCATGTTGTCGCTTAAAGATTGAATAATCTCTTTGCCGTAGTACTCAGTTAAATTATGAGGAGCAAAGCTATCTATATGAGTGAACTCATCAATGATATCATTTTCTAATGCAAGGGGACCAGATGATTTAATAGCCATGATTAACCCCTTTTAATTTCTTCGATCTCTCTACGCAATTCTTTAATAGCTTCAATCATTAGACCCATCATATTTCCATAGCGGACTGCATCGAAAGTGTCATTTTCTTCTTCTACTTGATATACGACTTCAGGTAAAACTTCTTTTACTTCATCTGCCATCACACCAGTCATTCGATCTTTATCACCAATGTAATTAAATGTATAACCATTTAGCATTTCTACTTTGTCTAGTGCGTTTTCAAGTTTTTCTATATTTTCTTTTTTACGTCTATCAGAAAGACTAGCCTTGGCGGTGATATCACCTTTTACTTCTAAGGCTCCACTAGAATGGTTTAAAGAAAGAATAGTTTGCGTTGCACCACTTGATATTTGAGACTTTATAGCAAAGTTCTTCTGCTTCATAAACAGTTCTGTTTCTTTATTAGTTTCAATCAGAAATTTTGTATCATTAGTTGTTATAGAAGTAAATGCTGGGTCACTGCTTGCGTTGCCAACTGGACCCCATTGAAGATAAGCATCTTTGTTGAGTCTAAAATTACCACTATCTTTAACAGCGTACCCATTAATTGGTAGATAATTCGAATCTGATTCAGCTTCAGTGTAATATCTTCCATCATGTGTGTGACTATCATTTTCAACTTCAAGGTTTACAGCTATTGGACTAACCTCACCACCTTGAATATCAAACTCTCCAGAAACATCACCAGAAAATTGAACTGTTGTAGCATTAGCCCATGTTGTGGCGGATGCTGCATTACCTAGCAATTGAGATGGTAAAATCGTATTAGATATTGTGAGGTTGTTACCGACTAGAGTACCAGAAATTCCATCTGGATTATCAGCTAATTCTAAGCTATAGCCAATAGGATTGTTTATGATAGAAAATGAAGTATGAGTTGCATTTGTATTCATAGTATACTTTGTGGAATTTTCAAAGTCAAACTTGATACCAATTACACCTTCATTTGAACCATCGTCTGCTCTATTGAGGATAATGGAATCATTATTATCATGATTTAGTGTTATAGGTTTACTGATAGCAAGTCTTGTTGAAGAGATGCTATTTACATCAATCGTATCCACTGTCAACGTACCAGTTGAAGAAATGTTTCCGTCAATAACAATATTGCCAGCGTTGATTTCTGCGTTACCTATAGTAACTACGTCTTCAATCACGTCAATAATATCGTTGGTTGTAATTAACCAATCCTCAAATGTGTTTGAAATTATAAGTGGTGTTAGTGTTCTACTCATGCGCTTTTCTCTTTAATAATTGATTGCAATTCCACTACAACTTCCTCTAAACTAGTAACTCTTTCATATAGTGTGTTAAACATTACTTCTCGCTCTTTTCTTTTTTTATGAGCTAACCAAGCTTGCTTATCCGAAGATACTAAAGCGTGTGAAGTTTTTTGTCTAGAAAAAGTTTCTTGTGTCATGATACTGCTACTGCTCTATAATCCTTAACATATGGTGCCAAATGAATTCCAGTTGATTCTAATTGAATTTTCAATTGAAATGAAATATAATCTGCTTCTGATGTAGAAGGCAATTCATACTCATACTCTCTATAATCCTCGGTAGTTGCCAATGAACTGAATACACTAGTATTTAGATTAGTTAATTCTATCCATTCGCTAAACTCTTCTTCATTATTTTTATATTTAAATCTACTGTAAATCTTAACGTCTGTACCTTTAGGTCTATGTAGAGTGGTGAAAACGTTTAGTCCTTCAGCAGGAATCTTATCATCTAGTTTAACTTCTTTACTAACATAAGTCGAATTACCAAAATCTGCAAGAGTATATTGATATGCATTGATAAGACTAATAGCAGAGTCGAATATAGGTGAAACGTTATCATCTACAGAGTTTAGCGAAACTCTAGCGATAAAGTCTTGGCTTGTCCCAGTAGCAACGTTTACTACATTTGATTGACTTCTAATTACTCTTGGTGATTCCTGCATGTACTCTGTTGTATCATCAGAAAATGATTTATCAGGTAATACGCCATTAAACAATTGATAATCTATCGATGTTTTAATTGTATTTGCTGTGTAGAACAATGCTTTAAAGTAACTGAGTGGGATATCAATAACACCATCTACTGCAATGCTACATCTAGCTCCACTAGTTGCACCAATGATGATATCACCGGCCTCAAAGTAGTTAGTAGTTGAAGCAGAACTTTTCTTAAGATGTAGCTGATCTGATCTAAATTTATTGTAGTAAGTTACAATACCACCTTTAACAAGAGTTACTTCTACTGGAGAACTCGTATCAAACTTACCAGATTCAGTACCAACAAGAAGAGGCTTCTTGATAATCATTACATCACCATCTGTATTAATACTTACGATAGGTGAAAGATGAACTGAGTTACTTGTACTCTGTTCGATTAACACATATTGATTAGCAGCAAATGGGAATGCGTTATTGTTTGCTGTAGTAAGTTTTAGATAATTACTACCTTCGTCAGTACTATCTACAGTAATTGAAGATGTGATATTAACAGTAGGTACCGTTGAATATGCTATCTCATTTGGTAAGAAGACGCCATTAATATCTTCAATTTCAAAAAACTCCATGTTGTCAGGCATAAGATTAATGTGCGAGTCTAATGTAGAGAATGTATATCTATTAAGTCTAAACTTAATATCTTCATCTTGGTAAGACCTCCACGCAGAGTTATTTGTAGAAGTAAATAGAACACCTGTGCCCCAATCTTGAGACACCACACTACCAGAAGCTAGATCAAGTCCGCCAACCTTTGAAGTAAATATATTAAAGTTTGGGTTGTTACCATCTGGTATGACTACAAAACAATACTCACTATCTAGTGCTAGACGTACTGGGTTAGGGAAATTAACAGTTGTTGCTACGCTACCATCCGAAGAGGTATTGATCACATCAACAATGTTACCATTAGCATCAAGTCTAGTTGAGTCTAAATGAACTTTACCGAATGGAAGAACGTTTTTAGTTGGATAACCATTTTCAACTTCACGCAATTCTACAGTAACACCTTGTGTTGAGTCTTTTGTTCTAAAGAATATATCTAAGGAATCGATTAGAACATACCCAGACCCAGCTGCCATTTCAGAACTAGTAAAGAATGTTTGTGCGATTGGATCTCCACCAATACGTCTCATTCTCGTACTAATTCCTGTTTGAATTGTTTGTGTGTCGAAGTTAACTGTTCTAGTAGTAACATTTAACGCACTTGTTGTCAAGTCTAAATTGTATGCTCTGTAAATAAACTTAGCATAAGAAGTTCTTGCAGACAATAGAGATTCGTAAGATAATGCATCAGAGATTTCAAGTGCATTATCACCGATGTAGTAAGTGCTTGCCGGTATTCTAAACACTGCACTAATTCTACCAGTATTATCTGATAGTAATGCAATTTCACCGCTAATCGTTTCTCCGAATGATCCTAGAATTTCAATGTCATTAACATCAACTTGACCGTTTGCATCAGGATTTGGCATTGTGCCTTTTGCAACATGAGTAGTTACATCATCTTCTGCAAAGTAAAACTTGTGAAGAGTATTAGGTCTTAGGCCCCATACAAAAACTTTAACATCGTTTGTTTCAATAAAGCGATTAAACTGAACATCAGTAATAAAGTTCCCTACGTGTTGATTGACATTAGATGTAGTACTACGTAGAGCTGTGGCAGTACTCACAAATGTATCAGTAGCCCAATTGCCTCTAACATCTGTTCTTGCAAGGGTAGTAGTTGATTCTGAAGTAGTGTCGATAAATCCACTAGCATCTAAAGTATCAACTAAATTTAATAGTGGTGTTGCTATGTCAATATCAATATTAGATGGTGGTCCTGGTATTCTATCAACCCCACTATCATATTCTGGGAAGATAGCACCTTGTCCAGTAAATAGGTAGAAGTTAGAAACACAGTTTCTAAATTGTGTTGCAAACCTTTGATTTAAAACACTTTCTGAACCAGTATTTGCTTTTGTGACAACATCTTTAAAGTAATCTACGTTATTACTATCTGTGTTAATATCACCTCTTTTTAGATGAACTGGAAACTCTCGTATTGCAGGAGTTAGTCTTTCACGACCTGTGTCAACTGCGGCTTGATGCTCTGCTGATGTTACATCTGCAATAGATAGATTTTTCATGGGGTCAACTAAGAAGCCGTTCTTAAATCTATTGAGTCCACCGGCATCAGTGATAAGTAAATCTTTAGTATCTGTTTCTAAAAGACTTAATGTAGTAATCTCAGTTATTGCATCAATCTTTTTAGCCATCCCATCAATCTCTTCCATAGTGTATCTTGGATGCGCTCTGTTTTCAACTTTAGCTGCATAGATGCCACTATTTTCGATAGCATTACTAATTTGTTTTACTGATGCTAAATTTAGTTCATCAATAACTCCTGGTGCTGAAGGTACCAATGCTGGTTGACCCTGAATTAGTTTAACTTCACCATACATGTCAATTGCTACAGTGTCTTTTCTAGGCATGTAGTACTCAACACTAGCTGTAATTTCACTTACGTTTGCTACTGAAGTGATGACAGTACCATCAATATTTTTTGCTTGACCTGCATACAATGAGTTCTGATACACACTACCTACTGGTGATACAACTGGCGCACTTGAGTCGCCTCCAGTGTGATAGTTTACTAGAGGTACAACCGAAGGCCTAAAGTCAATACAAGATGAAAGCTCAAATGTAGTTCCGTTTAATGCTCTATATAAAGGTGTAGATGATATATCAGTTGCGCTATAGCTACTACCAGTAAAGAAGCCTGCACCGTTATTTGTATTGTGTTTGTAACAAGAGAATGATACTAGTAAGTTAGAGTTTAGAACCATGTTTAAAGTCTGACCAGTCTTCAACTCAATATAAGAATAGTCATACATACCATCTTTTTGATTTGATACTAATTTAAACTTATTGGTAACATCTTCGATATATGTAGTTTCTGGTGTACTACCAGAGGAATTGTAAATCCAAACTCTATCTAAAGCATATGCATCTGGTACACCTAAACTTGCTCTTGTCGCACCAGGTGTATCATCAACTGTGCTAACAGCAGTTTGAACTTTAACACTTATGTTTTCTTTAGTGTCTTGTGTAGTTGGTATAACTCTTTCATCAAAGTAAATTCTTGTTGTTTGAGGATTGACATTACTTTGTAGAGTTAATTGCAAGAAGGAATCACTATTCGAGTCTGTTACAATACCACTTGACGTTACATTAATTTTTGCATTATTACCATCAATAACTAAAAAGTTATCATTATCAAGAGGTGTTCTAGTTCCAACGAATGGAATGTTTATTGTATTGGTAGTTGTACCTGTTGAAGCTGTGTAAAAAGTTCTACGTACATATGACAAATCATCTACTTCAGTAACACCGGATTGATTAAAGCTAAAGATCATCGGCGCAGATTCTGTCTCATTAAGACCAGGATCTACTGTACACTTTTCTACTGTGCTTGGACCAATACCTGTAATAGCTGTTTTTAGTTCATCATCATTTTTTCTTAGATTGTATACATAAATCTTACCATCTTCAACATTAGATACAGAAGCTGAACCTATGATGTTATTACCATTATCGTAAAGATTATACTCTGTTCCATCTAAATCAAACTTAGTTACAATCCCAGAGGTTGTAAAGTAGTTACCATATCTTGCACCAACAGTTTGTTGTGTAAGCGTTTTAGTATTACTAAGGTTTGTTAGTGGTAGATATCTAGTAGCAAGAGTTTGTACTTCATAACCTCTTACATATGCTTTACCTGGAGATACTGTAACATATTGATTGTTTACACCACTCTCGTTAATTACTTGAGTGTTTACGTTAAACCCACTTACAACATAGTTTCCCGATTCGTCATATGTTCTTCTTGCTAGATTATCATTGAGTACATTAAATTCGGTTGTATCTCGAATTTGAATTGCAGACCCTCTCTTGTATCGAATGATAGCAAAGAACTCTTCTGGTTCTGCATTTTCTGCATACGAAACAAGTAATGGTTGCAACTTAAGTCTATCAGCACCAGGAGCATTAAGATTATTATAACCCTGAGCGTTATCTAAAAGTGTTTGGTCTTGATTAGAACTTACAATGGTCTCAACTATTGTAAAGCCAATTGATACATCATCTGGAACAGAGTTATACTTCTGAACGATAAGTGTTTGAGATGAGACGTAGTTGAAGTGACCTTTTTGGTAAACGATACCATCTTCAATAGTGACACCGAAAGAACGACCTACGTGATTAGTGAATGTAGTAACAGTTATGTTACCAACTCTATTACCATCTGGATCAAAGATTTCTAGCTCTTCGCCTGCTTCAAATTGATCTAATGTAACATTAGCGCCTGTGGTCGTACCAGTATATTTGATGTAAAAAGTTTTTAAATCTGGTGAACGTGTTTCAAAGCCTTCTGATGCAGAAATGATTTCCGCTTTAAGACCTGACGATGCACCTCTAACAGAGAAGAAACGTAAATCATCTTCGTTTACATCAGCAATACTTTCAGCTTCTAATGCTGTTGCTCTATATGGTAAGAAAGAAATGAGACCATCACTAGCGCCTGTGATACCAGAAGTATCGTCATCTAATTTAACAAAGAAGATGTCTTGTAGTTCGTTAATGCTGACACCTGTAATGATAGTGCCTTCTTTATAGATATTCGAACCAAATCTTTCAACTTGGCTTTGTAGCATTGTCTGCAATTGAGTTAGTTCACGGGCTTGCACTGAACGTGCAGGTTTGAACAAGACACGCACGAATTGTTTTTCGATATCAAAATCGTCGAAATACGGATCTACATTTAAGTCTGTGTTAATACTCATCTATACTTTCTCTCTTCTTAAAAGTCAAAAATGAATTTGATTTTTTCGGTTGTGTCTTCTTGTCTTGTGATCGGTTTAAAATTAGCAAAGTGATATAGTGTTCCACTTAATGAAGCATACTCACCATTCGTAATACTATTTATTCTAAAATTAATACCGTCTGTTGTAGTGTAGTTTCTCTTAATTTTAGCTAATGGACTATTCG